TTATGCTCCTGATTTGCGTTCCTTTATTTTGCCCGGCAGAGTTTCAAGAAAGCCGTCTTTTTTCAGCTCGCATTCCCAGATGACGATCAGATGCCAGCCGAGTTCTTTTAACTGTTTTTCCGTATTTCGATCCCTCTCGACATTTCGCTTGAATTTCTCCAGCCAGAATTCGACATTTGTGGATGGAGTGGTCGCCTGTCGGCATCCGGGATGCCGATGCCAGAAACAACCGCGGACCTCAATGACAGTCTTGTGTTTCGGCAACACGATGTCTGGATGCCCCGGCAGAGTCTTGACGTGCAGCCGGAAGCGGAATCCATGACGGAAGAGAAACGAGCGAACCGCGAGTTCCGGTGTCGTGTCATTCGACCGGATGCGGCTCATGTTCCAACTGCGTTTCTCTTTGGTCAGGGAATCCATATCAACCCGCATTTTGACTGGTTTTTATAAAATCGACAAAGCCGGTCAGATTCATTATTTTTGTCCGGTATTCATCCGGAAATGTCGTAATGATTGGCTGCGGGACAACCAGAACAATGCCATGCTGATACATTTCCGCCAGCTGATTGGAGGATACTCCCTGCTGCAAAGTAAAGAGATGTTTTTTCTCAATTCGGTCTGCTTCAGAGATGACTTGGCGCCAGCGGTCCTTGCAGCAGGTCTTTGAGGCCAGCATGTGCAGTTTCGTGCTGGGGAATGCTGGATTATGGTAATCTTTGCCGGAAGGGAATATGAAATCTGGTTTTTTATTCTGTTCTGTGACGACCTGAGCCTCAAATTTCAACTGCTCATATCGAAAAATGCTTTCCAGATGAAGTTCAAGAGATGTTCCCGCGCGTGATTTTCTGCGGTTCGCCACGCTGTTCGCATATTTTATGAATTCATCGACAGAAGAAAATCCATCTTTGATGTTGGGAATGACATCATGTTTTTCCACCTCGGAAAAAATGTCAAATTCGACATCTCGTCTTTTCAGCAGGAGCTCGTCAATTGAGCGCGTCCATGAACTTTGAGGGAATCTTTCCTCGATGAAGTTAAAAATGTCACGACCTGACGGAAACGCCTTCAGCCATGCGACTGGAAGCTGCTTCAAAATCGGAAGTTCTTTCCTTTCGGTTTGCGCGGAGGATAGATACATCTGTCCCGGCTCGACATCTTTTCCGAGCCAATACTCGATGAGGTCTTCTTCTTCCGCAGAATTACTTACCCATCCGAGCAGTTCTGTTTCTCCATTTCTGCATGCTCCGGCAAGGATGCAAATACTTCCCGTGTTTTCCACGTCCTGCAAAGGAGTCCCAACCCAGCGGGTCAGTCGGAATTCATCGTATTTCTTTTTCAGTTCCTTCTCAGGGAAATACTTATTGTTGTAATACTTCGCCTGAATTCCTGTTTTCAGACAGTCCTGACTTGGGATGTAGCAGGAAATTTCTCGTGTAGGATTATACTCCTCCGTGGTGACCACAGAGGGGACAACCGCCTCCATGAACTGTCGGGGAACATAAATCCCCGACTGATGACCGCCGGTAATTCCTGTATCATTCCCAGAAAGGCGTTTTATGAGCCAGAAGAAGCGTTTCTGGTCCAAAATCTCCAGAAACTGTGTCAAGGATATGTTTTTATAGTCCTTTTCAGGATTCATTTCTTCTTTCTCCGGTTTTTCAGAACCTTGGCGATTTCCAATGCACATGAATGAATCGCAGGCCATACAACGCTATTCCCGATTTGCTTGTATGCCTGAGTTTTGGAGACAGGAAAAAGGAAATGCTCCGGATCATAGCCCTGCAACTGCATGGCCTCTTCAACGGTCAGGCGTCGCGGACGATTACCCGGCTGCTCTATGAGAATTTCCGCTCCGTCTTTGTGATAACGGGCGGAAATAGTCCGGGTGATTTCGTTTTCCTTAATGGGAACTGTATGCAGACCGTATCCGAAGCCGTTGCCTTCTGCCTCATGGTGTGCTTTGTGACGTTCAAGAGTATCCCAAGTCCCCGGACCAAGCGTGTAGCCGTCTACGGCAGGAAGGATAATGTCACGCAGTTGCTTCCTCGTAAAATGCTCTTCTTTGTGAGGTTCTGTTGGAATGATGATTTCATCTTTCCTAATGTCAATCAAATCCGGATTGTAACCGACAATGAATAATCTTTCCCGATGCTGGGGAACCCATTTGCTGCCGTCCACAATTTTCCAGTTGACGATGTATCCCAGAACATCTTCCAGCGTGTGTCTGATTATTTCAAATGTCCGACCTTGATCATGACGGAATAGGTTTTTGACATTTTCCAGCATGAAGGCGGCAGGGCGCTTTTTGGCCAAGATTTCCTTGATTTCAAAAAACAGCGTTCCCTGGGTCTGATCCTCAAAACCGGTTGCCCGCCCCATTGAGTTCTTTTTAGAGACTCCGGCAAGAGAAAACGGCTGACAAGGAAAACCGGCACAGAGGACATCGTGGTCGGGAATGGCATCTTTATCAACAGCCCGAATATCGCCGACCGGAATCTCTCCGTAATTTGCCTCGTAGGTCTTCTGGGCAGCCTCATCCCATTCCGAACTGAAAACACTCAACCCGCCTGCTTTTTGAAAGGCAAGGCGGAATCCGCCGATCCCGGCAAAGAGGTCTATGAAGGTAAATTCATGTTTTTTCGGAGGGGGATAGGGAATTTGGTCTTTACGCAAGGCCGAATGCACGGGGAGCGATTTTTCGGCATTAAGCCTAACAACTGGCGGTGGAAGAATTTTCAGCATGTTCATCACCGCAGTGTTTAAATCACTGTCCGATGACGATGACCCATAATCCTTCAGCAAGGCAATAATTTTCCCTCTCAGAATCTCATCGTCCATTGATTTCTTCATCATACTGCACCGCTCCCTTCAGCGGCCTGACCGGATTTCACCCAGATATCTACTTCCTGGCGTTTGAATTTCCAACATCTGCCCACCTTATGTGCGGGCATTGCTCTTTTTTCAATCCAGTTATAAATGGTTTCCCGGCCGACTCCGAGGTATTCTGAAATCTCTTCAACAGAAAGCCATCGTTCGTCGTTCATCGTGCCACTCCTGAAACTTTATTATTTTGTTGCGATGTGGCTAATATAGCATCCGGGCACAGAGATTTCAAGACGAATAGTAGGGAAATGGGCTTGTTTGTTGGCAATAGTTTATATTTGTCGTCTGTGCAACAGAGGAGAATGTGAATCAGCTGATCCGGTTGCTGAGGTGGGACGGGAGCCAGCCGACCACGACCTGGTTGGTGTCCTCGTCCCAGAAGAAGTAGATCCGCATGCAGTAGCGGTCCTCGCGGGAGTTTCCCCTGACGACGTGGAACTGCAGGAACGCCCGTTGATCGGTCCCGATGGGATAGTTGACGTAGTAAGCCTCGCCCTCCTGTCCGGCGCGGCTCTTGTCGATGGAACCTGAGAAGTTCATGCTGAATTGGGCGAGCGCATCCCGGAACGCCTTGTCAGTTCCCGTGCCCATCCGGGAGTCCCGATACTCGTTGGCGAGGATCAGCAAGGCCCGGTAAACCATCCCGACCTCGGCATATTCAGCCTTTGACGCGGCCCGTTCCGCGCGCGGGAGCAGAACCAGCCGCCCGGCGAGGTGTTCCTTCACCCATTCGCCCATGACCTTGTAGTTGTTCGGAATTGGGATTTCCTTGTCCGGGGACTCGCCGCTCTGCCGGATCAGGTGTGCGCGGAGAGCATCCAGCTGCACCCGGAGTGCCGCGTTCTCCTGCTTGTAGTATTCGGCTTCCTCGGTCGCCTTTTCCAGTTCGCCCAGCCAGTCGGCGTTCTCATCTTCCGCCGTCTGCAGCTTCCGCTGAAGCGCGGCGATGTGGTTCTGCATCGCCAGTTCCCGTTCCGGGGCGTTGGCGAGGTGCATTGCGTGGGCCCATTCCAGTTCGGCGGCGAGAATTCGGGCGTCCGGCACGAAGTAAAGGCCGCTCCAGTCGGTCCGGCTGGTGGACGCGACCCGATGGGCGGTGTCGATCAGAAACGCCGTGTAGCCCCGTTCTCCGCGCAACCCTTCGTAATTCCAGAACCAGATCTTGTCTTTGAAATTACCGGGATGGTGCGCCGGGGAACCGTTGTCGAAATCGATCTTCGGGAAATAGGTCCGGCAGGCTCCATCGTAAACAGACCAGCTCTTGCCGACCGCCTCGGTCAGGGCAAATGCAGCCTGAAAACTGATCTGCGCGACGATGGCGTAACCCTTAACTTTGTCCGCCAGGTAAGCGGCGTTGACCAGATATCCGGGAGCGGTCGGCGTGAAACGCCACGCATTCCGGTTTACGGCGGAAATGACGATCACCGGCAGGGACCGGTAAGGGGCTTCCAGCAGAGCAACCAGCTCCGGAACGTCCTCCGGCGTGTTGACCAGCCACAGATTGGCCGTAACGGGCCGTCCTTGCGCGAGGAGGCCGCACCCGAGCAAAGACTCGACCAGCGGCAGGTTTGCCTGTAAAGCCTTCACGTCGGCCCCGAAAGCCGTATCGATCTTCATGCCGAAAATCAGCCGGTCATCTTCCCGGACAAGAGAAACATCGTAATACCACAACGTCCCGTCCTTGCTGGTGAATTTGAATCGGATCGCCCACAGCATCCGCTCCGGGACGGCGACGCATTCGCACTGGCGGTTCTCGTCCTGGATTTCAAAGCTGCGATGTTCCGCCGCTTCGGGCGGCAGTTTCGTATAGAGAGATTTTGCGACGAATGGAAGAATCAGCCCGATGATCCGGGAAAAGGAATTTTCCATGTCGTCCGGACACTGGACATCGGCACGAAGCTGATAGACAGTCGTGCGGGTGGCACGGGGCTGAAATTGATTATGAAACGTTGGCATGGAAACTCCGCTGTGTTGCAATATAATATAGCACCGAAACGCCTGAAAGGGAAGCCGTCATTTTGATTTTTTCCCTTCCGGTTTCGGAATCAGTGCGAAGATGTCCTTGCCGTAGACCCAGCATTTCACGTTCTGCCAGAAATCAATCGGGCCGCCGATTTGATCTACAATTGCCGCATTTGTCTGCGGTGTCCGTTTCGGATATTTCACGCCGGGTATATGGGTCCGCCTGTCGAGCGCCGCGCCCCAAGTCGGATGGAAATATCCGACCGCCATTGCGTGATCGCCGTGGCTGGTCTCGAAGAAGTCCGCCATGATTTTCTGATGTACGGTCTGCTCCCGAAGGCGGCCGTTGTACACGACCAGAACATACGCGCCGCTCTCAGGAAATTCCGAGGCGGGATGCCAGATTGTTTTCTCTTTCATTTGCGTCTCCTCCAAATAAAGTGTTCGCTTACAGTTCGCCGGGAGCCTTGCGCCGTTCTGCGGCCGCCGTCTCGCTCAGTTCGAAGTGCTCGCAGGCCGGATCGGAATAGTTGATCTCGACCGGATTTTCGAGATCGAAAATGCACTGTTCCCGGTCGCCGTCCTCATCCCGGAAGAAGCAGTCGATGCAATGTTCACACATGATGCTCACCCATGCATCCACCAGCGCCAGATCCGGACGGCCATGAAGCCGACGAGCGCGATCCCGGCGAGGATGAACATCACTATCCCCAGCGTTAGCGAGAGATACATCCCGCCCAGCCCGGCCGCGATGCTGGCGAACAGCACCGCCAGCACGATTGTCTCTGCGAGTTTGATGTTTTTCGCCGACTGTTCGATCAAAACCGTATTCACCATAATGCCCTCACTCTCTGTTTTTCCAGTCGCCGCTGGCGATGACCCGCGCCTGCGGCGGGATGGTGTTCATCACGTAGACCCACGCCTCGACCGTGCTGCCGTCCGCCAGCGTCGCCGGGACCAGCATCCGGTCGTAGAACCGGGGATAGCCCTCCAGCCGGTCCATTGAGGGCCAGTCGGCGATGGGGATTTCGATCAGCTCCGCGTGGACCGTGTTGTCGCCCTCCGGCCGGAACGCCGGGAAATGCCAGCCGGTGTCGTAGATCGTTCCCTTGATCGTGCAGGGCTGAATGCTGACGGCATTCCGGCAGTAGCGGTGGTTGCATTCTCCGGTCATCAGCGTTCCGTAGGCGATGATCTGGACTGTGTTCATGCTCTTTTCCTCCTGGTTGTGAAATTGTTTTTTACACGATAGAATCTTGCCCCTTCCGAGCAGATTTTCCGGTATTCTTCGGGATAGCGTTTGCCGCTCCTGGCGGCTTTGGTCGCGGCGGTCATCTCGTAGGTGACCGCGAGGTAGGACTCGCCGTTGAATTCGACGGGAAGCCACATCCTCCGGTAAACCTTCGGGTAGCCCTCGCGGGCGTCCAGCGACCGCAGGTTCTGTTCTGAAATCATGAACAGCACTCCGTGGACCTCGGCTCCTTCCTGGAAGTCGATGTCGGCGTAAAGCCGCTCGGCGAGCCGGTAGTTCCGCAGAATGGCAACGCCGAGCGCGGAAGCGCCCGGACAGCGCTGTGCCATCCGGAACGGGTTCATGTTGGAGCCGTAGGCGAAGTATAGAATCGGGCTTTTCATGGCTCTCCTTTCTGCTTTTGCGTTTATGTCTGACCCGGCGTATATATAAGCGTGGATTCTCCGATATAGCAACTTGAATATCAGGAAAATATCGAAGAATATCGAATGCCCTTTTCCGGCCCGGACAGGCCCCTGTGGCGCGAGGTTTTTATTACCACGATCAGGCCGATTTGACCCGCCCCCGCATAAGCGGACGCTGGGGCGTTTCCGGGCCGCAGTGGGCGTTATTTTATGCGCTGACCTCGTGCGGAGGGCCATAATAATTTCTCCATATTTTCGAGATATTTCCGCACTTACGACTTGCATAAGTGCGGAATCCATGCTCACAGGTCGTGCAGGAGGAGCCGTATCCTGGCAATGCGGTCCGAGACATGCTCACGCAGTGCGGCGGTGTAGGGAGTGTCCTTCTGCTCCGATGGGAGGCCGTTCAGTATTTTCCAGTAGACGTCCTCGGCGGCTCTGGCGCTCGCCACGGCCTTCCGGAATTCGGCGTCGGCTTTCAGCCGGAGGTCCAGCCCCGGCGTTTTATCGGCGATGCCGACCTCCACGGCGAATTCGTACATGCTCCGGAGCCAGGAGTCCGGACTGATTTTCCCCATGTCGCCGCGGCAGTGGAGTTCATCGGCAAGATGCCGACCGGGGCGACCGTCGAGGAAATCGCGGATGTTCTCCGCCGACCATGACGGCATTGCCGCCGCCACCCACAGGAAAGCGGCCTGCCATTTTGCTCCGGCCTTGCCGCGACCGTGAAGCGCCGCAGTTCCGTAAAAACCGTAGTCCTTGTTTTGCGATTCCAGAATTTCCATTTTCCAATCCTTTCTATGAGCCGCCCCTCGGCGGGGCGGCGTTGTTTCGTGTTCAGCGATGCTGTTCCAAATCCCGCAGTGCCTCGGCCCGTGCCTTTTCGATACCTTCCGGACTCATGTCGGAGATGAAGGCGACTCCGAATGCCGGTGGCGGCAGTGGATTCTTTTTCAGATCGAGGAAGGTGGTGCAGAGCTGGAACAACTCGACCGGAGCCTTGGCGTCGGTGAAGTCGCCGTTTCTCTTTCCGCAGACGATCAGCGCGTTCCCGGCGATGCCCTCCGATTTCGGAAACCTGAATCCCGCTTCCCAATTCCGGAGTTTCCCCTCCTCGTCGACGATGGCGAGGTGGTTTCCGCCGATCCGCAGAACCTCGATCATCTCGCAGCCGATCTTTTCGTAGAAGGCTTCCAGTTTGTTTTCGATCTGAACTTCCTCGACCGTGCGGCCGACCGCGTTGATGAAAATCGCTCTCATGGCGTTCCTTTCCGGGGCGGCGTTCGCGCCGCCCCTGTTTCCCGTTTTCAGTTCTCTTCTCCGACCTTCACGTTGAGCTCGGTCCATTCGCTCTCGCCGTAGCTCTGGCGGAATTTCCACGTCCCGTTCTCGAAAAGGTAGAGGTAGTCGGCCCAGAAGGATTCCGGCGCGTCCTTCTCGAATTCCTCAAGGGTGGCGTAGACCGAGCCGGTTCTCAGCGGCTCGCCGCGGTCCCGATGGTAGGCGATGGTCACGTCCTTTTGCGGATTGATGAACGTGTGCGGAACGCCGGGGTCCGGCTCCAGCTTCGGCCAGATCTGGCTGAGCGCGCCGAGGGCAAGGAGCGCCTTGACCCGTTCCTCGGTTTTGTAGAACCCGCCGAGGATGGCTCCGGTCCAGCCGGGGTAGCCGTCGTTGTGGCAGTAGATGGCGTGAATGGTGTTGTCGGGGAGTCTCATGGCGATTGCTGCGCGAGTGCTCATGGCTCATTCCTTTCTGGGCTTCCGCCCGTTGTTTTTCCGAACTTTCCGGCGAGGCTCCGGACCTCGCCCTTGACAGCGACATACATTGCCGCTGAACTGCGGATATATCCAGTCCACAAGTCGTTTATAATCAAGATATATTATCGAGAAATCTTTATTTTCCGACTTGCTTTTTCGATATGTGCCGAATATGTCCCGAAACCGGGGCGAAAATCACCTCGTCTTTCTCCAGTTCGTATCCGGCGAAGTTCAGCGCCGTGAGTCTTTGCAGGAAGACGATGGCGGCCTTTTCCGGAGGCCCGGTCAGTTCGAAGTCCGCCTGGCCGATGCCGTCAAGCACCCGGCGCATGAAGGCAAGCGGATCGAGGCTGGCGGTGAACGGGCTCATCTTCATCGCCTCCACGATGGCGAGCGCGGAAGGTCCGGAGAAGAACTCACCGGTGCATTCCACGGGGTGGCCTTCGAAGTCGGTTTCGTAAATGCGGATTTTCACTTTATTGCTCCTTTCACGTTGGGCTTTATTTCGCCCACACGGGCCTCTGTCGCGGCGAACAGCGTTTGACTACCTACAGGCCGATGCTGGTCTGACCATAAGATCGCACGTTGCCCCCTAACTCTGCCCGTGTGGGCATAATTTTATCACGGCATCGAGTGCCGAGGGGTCTGAAAATATTTGCGATTTTTTTGAAAATGACCTCGATGGCGACTTGCATAAGCAGTCAAGTCATGCTCTGGAAAAAATCGCAAATATATTTTCAAACTTTCTGCGAAAAAGGACTTGCATGGTGAGTCAAGCCATGCTCGCGTCTTTTTTTCGACTTTATTTCCAACTTTTTTTCAAAGAACCGCTTGCTATTGACGCAAGCCATGCTGTTAAAGGAGGGCCGGGGTTCCCGGCCCCCCGTTCCGTTTTACCGGCCTTCCGGTCTGCCGTTCTTCCATGCCGAACTTCCCGGCATCCGCTTCATCAGGTGCATGCGGGTGTTTTTGAATTCCCGCCCGATGAGGCCGAGGCGGAGGAGGAAAACCCGGAGGTCGTACTTGGCGCTTGCGGGGTTGTAGGGGCGCTGGTTTTTGGTGGAGGCGCAGGCCGCGGTCTTGGCTTTCGCCGCAATCGCGAGGCAAAGCTGAATGTGCGCCTTGACCTCGCCTGCGTGGGTCGTGCCGTTGAAAAGCCGGAATTCGACCGTGCCCATCCGCCACACGTTGTTCAGGTTGATGTCGCGGTAGCGGGCCCCGTCGTAGTGGGAGGGGGTCGGGTTCCGGTAACCGAACCAGGCCTCGTTGAGGGCCTCGCGCGTGGTCGGTTTCGCCCTTTCAAGGCGCTCGATGAAGGCGCGGTCGGTGCGGCGGGTGTAGTGCTGAAGGCGGCGTTCGAGGGTTCCGGCCGCCTTGAGGATCAGCTCCTCCTGCTTGTAGAAAATCCGCGCGATGTTGGCGATTTGGCGGGCGTTGAAATCGGCGATCCCGATGTGAACGTGCTGGGAGGTGCAATCGGGCGTCTTGGCCCCGGCGTGCCGCAGGGCGCGAACCACCGCCTGCAGGGTTTCGAGGTCGTCCCATTTCAGAATCGGGGTGACCACCTCGGCGCTGGTGGCGCGGTCGGTCAGGCTGCCGTCGCTGATGGCCTTCCAATGCCGACCGTCCGGCGCGACCACCGTCCACTCGTCGTAGCTCCCGCCGGTGTAGCGGACCGTTCCGCCGACCACCGTGTGGATCGCCCGCGCCGCGCGCTCGCGGCTGATGTTGGTGTACTCAAGTTCCGTCCCGAAGGTCAAGCCCTTCGCCGTCTCAATCGTGTTGGTCATGTTCGCCTCCATCGTTTGGCTGTTGACCGGTTTGTCCGGGGCGGCGTCCGTACCGCCCCCGTTGACAGTGCATACATTACCATACAATCCGTTGATAGCCAGTAACTTATAGCGGAATTTCCGATAATAAATCCACTTTATTTTCAAGTATTTGCGATATTCCGACTTGCTATTTGAAAATGAGGCGCTCCAGGGCCGGAATATGCGGAAAAATCGGCATTTTCTCTGCCGTCCGGCGCGGCGGCGAATCGGCAGAATGCAAGTCGGAAAAAAAGAAAAATCGCCCCTCTCCGGCAGCATGGGAGAAAAGCGAAGTCAAGTCAATTTTATAGAAATAATCGCTATTTTTTCTGCAGCATGGGAAAAGCCCTATGCAAGTCGGCATTCAAAGAATTTTCGATCTTTTTTCCGGAGCGTGGAGAAAAGCGAAGTCAAGTCGGATTTTAAAGAATTTCCGATCTTTTTTCCGCAGCATGGAGAAAAGCGAAGTCAAGTCGGAATTCAAAGAAAATCTGAAAAATATGCAGATTTTTTCAGGGGCCTCGGCAGCCGATCCCCGAATAAAATTATGCCCACGTTTGGCCGGACTTGGCCCGCGGCGCGATTATAGCATAAGACCAGCATCGGCCTGCAGGTGGGCTCGCCCTGTTCGCCGCGACAGGGGCGAGTGTGCGCGAAATAAGCCCGCTTGTGAGGCGGGCCGTTTATGCTAAATTCGGGTCTCCCGGCAGAAGGAAATCAGCTCCTCCATGCAGTTCGGATACCGATTTGCGAATTCCGTCAGGTCGGTGAGTTCGGCGATGACCTCGCCGCCTTCGTTCCAATCGATGATCCGGAGCCACAGAATTTTCTCCGATTCCTTCAGCCCCTCAAATTCGAGAAAAAACTCCCCGTTTTCGGTTTTCCAGTTCCCTTGGAACAGAATGCTGTCCGGCGTGTCGGCGGTCGGAAATTCCACGACTTCCAGTTCCGGCACGGTCCCCGGCATCTCTTTCCCGATTCGCTTGAAAAGGTACATTTTCGCCTCCTTGGTGAAGGCCCCCTTCCGGGGGCCGGTCTGTGCTTCAGTCCTCGTCCTCGGATTCATCCACCGAGCAGACCACGAACCAGTCGGCGATGGTGGCGAGGGCGTGGTTGTAATCGCCGGAGGTCGCCTCCTTGTAGAACTCGTCCCACAGTTCGATCTTCCCGGCCCGGCCGAGGGCTCTCCGGCATATGCCGAGGAGGTTGAACACGTTTCCGTCTGCTCCGATGATGCGGACTTTGATGTCGGTTTTCGGCATGGTGGTCTCCTTTCCGTTCATTTCTTTTTCAGCCCGATGCCCTTGAAGTTCCGGTCGCCTCGCCGGATGGCGGCGTTGTCCGCCTCGACCGCCTCGCGGTAGTCGGGGCGCTGCCGCTCCTTTTCCTTGCAGGTCATGCACAAGACGTCCTCATTGTACATGCTCATGATTCTGACCGTCAGCGGGGCTCCGCAACGGTCGCAGCGGGTTTTGGTGAAAAACGGGTCTTGCATTTTTTCTGTTCCTTTCGTTTGCCGGAGCCCGGCGAACCGGGCCCCGCGGTGGTTTTCAGTATTCCAGGCTCAGGCGTTCGCCCCGTGAGTGAATCGCCGCGATGCACCGGTCGCAAAGGTGCCCGAGGTCGGCCTCCTTCCGGAGTTCGCTTTCCGGAAAAAGCTCCTCGCACCAGGTGCAGAGGAACCAGGCGTCGCCGTTCTCGTCGGTGATTTCAAGTTCGCGGTTCTCCGCCTTGGCTTCGTTCGCCATCTTGGTGGCGCATTCCAAGCAGACGTTTTCCCGTTCCCCGACCGTCAGGAACGTGTCCTCGGTCGCCGTGTGGCAGGCTTCGCAAATTCTTTTTTCCATCGTGTCCTCCTTGGGGGCGTTGCCGCCCCCGTTGTTTCGTTAAATCCAATCGCAGGTTCCGTTGCCGTCCGTGATGTTTTCGAGGTAATCCTCAAAACTTCCGGCTTCGGTTTCCCCGGCTTTTTTCAGGGTTTCGTATTCTTCCCGAAGGGCTGTGAGGGTCAGCTCTTCGCCGGTCTCGCGGTCTCTGATGATCGCCTTTTCCATTCTCGCCTCCGTTGTTGGCTTCGCTCGTTTTCGGGGCGGCTCCGCACCGCCCCCTTGACAGTGCATACATTACCATGAAACGTGCTTATATCCAGTAAATTACGAAAGATTTTTCGATAACAAAGCGTTTATATTCAACTATTTGTGGATTTTTTGACTTGACTTTCCGGAATAGCGCGATATGCCCCTCCGGTCAACGGAAAATCTCGTTTTTTGCGACACTCTGAAATTCCGGATTTGCGGCGCATGGAAATTCCGCGAGTCGGGAAAAAGTCAAGTCCGGAATCGGACTATTTTCGATTTATTTTCCGCAGCATGGGAAAAAGCGAAGTCAAGTCAAATTTCGGAAAAATAGAGGAAAATCTGCAAAAAATATTATGGGGCTTCGCACTCGGCTGCCCGATATGAAATACGCCCACATTTGGCCGGACTTGGCCCGTGGTGCGATTATGCCATGAGGCCAGCATCGGCCTGGAGGTGGTTCCGACCTGACCGCCGCGACAGAGCCGTATGTGGGCAAGCAAAGCCCGCACGTGAGGCGGGCCGTTTATGCATAAATCGGGGCGTTGCCGCCCCTCGGTTTTTTTCAGTCTTCGTCTTAGTCTCTGATGATGTCGAATTCGAAGGCCCCGTCGAACTTTTCATCGAGGAAGTCGTCCGAGTTTGGTGTGTCCGGCTGTTTGATCGCCCACTCGATGATGGCATCGACGGCCCGTTCCAACGCCAGTTCGTACTCTTCCTCGGTGTCCGCGAAGACGATGTCTTCCATCAGCTTCCTCGTGCTGAATCCGGAACCCAGGTCGAGGAACTGGTAGAGGTATTTGAATGCCTTTATCGCACTCACCGCCACCGATTCGCTCAGGACCGGCTGGATGCGATCGCAATCGTTATACCACCGGCAGTAGATCCGGGAGACCGCCCGGAGAACCTCTCCGGCCTTGGTGACCGCGTTGCCTTGCGAGGGGACCAGCCGTTCCCACAGTTCATCGTACTCTTTCTGATACTTGCCGTTGCCCATCCAGTAGATGTTGTTGTAGTCCATATTGACCTCCGTTGTTTGGGGGGCGGCTCGCGCCGCCCCGGTTTTGGGTTAAAACGTGCTGTCGCTCAGGATCGCCATCGCCTTGCGGCAGGCTTCGCGGGCGGCGACCACCTTGGCTTTGGCCTTCTCGATCTCGGCCTTGACCGAGGCATCGGCGGTTTCGGCGCTGGCTGCGGTCATCGCATCGACCTGCGCGTTCAGGCAGTCGAGGGTGTCCCAGGCGTTTGTGTGCATGGCGGTGCAGAGGGTGCGGCCGGTGGCTGTGGTCCAGAACTCTGCCGGAATCTTGCTGGCGTTTTTTTTCATGTTTGCCTCCGTTGTTGGCGTTTGTTTTTCCGCGTCCGGGGCGGCTCCGCACCGCCCCCCTTGACAGTGACATACATTACCATGAAACCTGTTTATATCCAGCGAATTATGAAAGATATTCCGATAATAAAAGCGTTTATTCTCAACTATTTATGACTTTTATGACTTGACTTTTCCAAATGGCGCGATATGCCGGAAGTCAAGTCCGGAATCAAAGAATTTTCGATCTTTTTTCGGGCAGCATGGAACGCTGTAATAGCAAGCGGAATTCCGGAAAAAATCTGCGAAATATGCAGAAAAAATAATGGGGCTCCGCACTCGATATGGGCAGCATAAAAACGCCCACAGTCGGCCGGAAACGGCCCGCTGTTCGCTTAGGCGGGGGGCGGCTGAACCGGCCTGATCGTGCTAAATAATAAAAGCCCGACAGCGGGCGTTTGTGCGCGACTGTCGGGCTGGGCGGTTACTTCGTTACGGTGACTTCGACATCCGCGAGGCCCTTGTCCCGGAGCGTCCGCTGCAGATCCTCATAGGACTTCTGCGCGGCCGCCTTGAGCAGGGTTGCCTGTTCCGCGGTGATCTTGCCGTCGGCGACCATCTGATCGATTTTCTGTTCGACCATGCTGGCCCCTCCCGCGACGTAGGCGTTCTCCAGCACGGCGCTGGCGGTTGCGGCGATTTTCTCCTCCGTGAAGAGCGCGCATCCGGACAGGGTTGCCATGCCGAGTGCGAAGGCGGTGAGCATGGAGATGACGAGGGCGAGTTTCTGTTTTCTGGTCTGCATGAGTTGTTCCTTTCGTTATTGGTTTTGAGATTCCCCGTTTTGGGGTGACTGTTACTGTTTCTGAGGCGGAACGGTTTCGGACAGAGCGCTGACCACTTTGTCTGCGTCCGCTCCGGCCTTGACGAGATCCACCGCCGCGCCGTTGATCTGACGACCGATTTTGATCTTCAGGTTCCCGTCCGTGCCGACTTTGGTCAGGGCGGTCTTTTCTCCGCCGTTCTGTGTGTTCGCGTTTGCGTTGCCGGTCAGTTCGATCTCCACGTTGTCGCGGGTGACCGTGGAGAGGATCTTGCCGTACCGCAGGGTGAACGACGCCGTCCAGTTCTCCGGATTGATTCCGGCATCGAACCCGATGCCGTCTCCATAGTGGACCGCGTTATGACCGCAGCCGGCGATCATCGCGGTGATGCACACCGCCGCGAGAATGAGCAGAACATTACGCATTTTCCTTTGCCTCCTGAACTTCTTTTTCCCTGCGCTTCCGGCAGACGGTGCAGATGCAGTCGGTGGTCCACGCCCCCCAGCCGAAGAGCTGGCAGATGTTGCCGAAGCGCCGCGCCTGATTCATGACCACATACCGTCTGGGGTTGTACCACCCGAATTCCGACTCGGCGACCTTGTAGCCGTTGGCTTTGAACCGGGCGTTGGATTCGGCGAACTTCTCCTTGCTCTTGTCCGACTCGTGCCATTCGACATCGTGGATCAGCGCGACCACGGCGAGGCTCGGATGCAGAGCGGAAATGCAGTTCCGAAGCCACTCCGGAAAGGAGTCCGGACCGATCCCGTTGTAGATGGCGGACAGCTCCGTCAGCGTGTATTTGCGGAGGATTTCCCTGTTGTCCAGCTGAAGTTCCTCCGCTTTCTCCTTCAGCGTCTTGAGTTCTTTGAGTCTGTTCATAGACCTCCTTTGGATGTTGTGCCGCCCCGGAGGGCGGCATGGATGTTATTGAGCGGCGACAGGCGTGAGCGCGATGGACGGGTCGATATACACATACCCGGACGCGCTGTAGAGCTGGTAGTGGATTTTCACGTCCAGCGCTCCCGCCTCGGTGATGTTGAGCGGCATCACGAGCTTTTTCTGAACCATTTCGGAATCGTTGACCCATTCTGAGGAGGAATCATCCTCCCAGTGTCCGGACGTCGAACTGAAATACACGTCCTGCGTTCCGCTGGCCCGCGGGACCGACACCTGGACGAGCAGACGGCGGTTCAGCTCGGAAAGGTCGGAGATTCCTTTGGCGGCGATGTGAAGTTCCAGTTTGTGGATTCCGGTCGCGGCTGGCGTGACCTGGAATCCCCGGAACGGTGCGCGGCCGAGGGACATCCCGCCGGACCCGTTGGCGGAACTGACGATCTTGAGACAGGCGGGTGCTCCGCCCGTGCGCCTCGCATTCCAGGTGTCGCAAATATAGTTCTCAGACCGGCAGGTGTAGTGCCCGGAGTCGCTTTCATTGCCGCAGATAACGTTGTAGCCGTTGTAGACGTTCGTCGCCGTGCCGCCGATGTTGCTTTTGAGCGGTCCGTTGCTGGTCCCGACATAGATGAAGCTCGTGTCGGAGTAGTAGGACCCCACGGCGGGATCGTCGGCTCCCCCGGTGATCTCCGCATTCTCCTTGCCCAGAGTCAGCGTCCCGACCCGAAGTGTGGATGCTTCGGCGGTGAAGAGCGCGTAACCGGGATAAAAGCTCGTCATCGAGGTGACGTCAGCGACGCACCTGCGGAGTTTGATCGTGCCTTTCAACGAGCAGTTCCGGATCTGACAGCCGTAGGCATACAGCGCCACGCCGTGTGGATGGGTGACCGTGATTCCGCTGACGATGACCGGTTCCCACGCACCCTCGGAATAGCTGCGTTCCGAGAAGGAAAGTTCCAGCGCGGAATACCACGGATACCTTCCGATGTCGCCGATCCCCTGCCGCACCCATTCGTAGTAGTTGCCGGTGGACGCCTCGTTGTCCACGCCGTCCGTCTCCGCCATCGAGATGGTGATGTTCCGGACGGACTTGCTGAAACCGGGAATGGTGCTGTTGCAGAAGCCGGAGATGGACACGACTCTGCCTCCTTCGGTGATCCTCCAGCATTTGGGGATCGTGACGGTGATGCCGTCGATCTCGAACTCCCGGCTTCCGTGAGAGCGGATCATGCTCTGCCCGACACAGAATTGGGACGGATTGTTCGTCCCGAGTTTCCGTTCCTCGACCGTTGCTGTGATGTTCCGGATTCGGCAGTAATCGTTGACCGCCGAGTAGAACAGGCATGGCATATAGCCCCAGGTCCCGTTCACCAGAATGTGGAACCGCAGATTCTGATAGTCGCTGAACGCTCCGCCCCAGCTGCCGTTTGAAAAGCACAGCGCCGTCCCGCCGCCCGGCCCGTAATCCCCTCCGTATTGACTGGTCGTGGTGTAGACGTCAACATCTGAAACGGAGATGTAGCTGGCGTTGTTGAGGTGGAACGGGTCCGCCGTGTCGCCGTACCAGTCATCGCCGTCGTTGACGATGTTGAAGATGCAGCGGTGCATCGACAGCACGTGGGCGGTGTTGATGTAGAAGAACGCCTTGCAGCGCGAGGTGTTCGTCGAGGTCGTGAAGTCCTGGCTGTCGAGGTCGATCCCTTTCTGCCCGAACTTGCAGTTCTCAATGCTGATCGAGGCGGTGTAGTCCTGCGCCGGGAATTTGAAGATCGACATGTAGGCCCAGGAATCGTCCCGAAACACATAGACCCGGTGGAGCATGAATGTCTTGCAGGCCGGGAGGACAAAACCGTATTCATCGCCCCACGGCTCGTCTCCGGTGTTGGCCCGGATGCTGGCGTAATCCGCCTCATCGCTCCCCCACGCCTCCTGTGCGATGCGCGGCATCATCGTCCAGAGAGGATCGGTGCTCTTCGGCATCCCGATGAAGAGGATGTTCCGGATTTCCGAGGTGTTGCCGCTGGGGAGAAGCGCCGAGTTTTCCTCGGAGGTTCGGCGGATGATCCACGCCGTGTTGTCGCCGAGATCCCCAATGCTCTCCGGGAATGCGTTCAGCGGCGATTCCGGAGTCGTGCCGTCTCCGTTTTCCTCGGCGGACGGGTCGAGATATTTCAGCGTAAAATCAATGTTGGAAAAGATCATATTCAGTCCTTTCGGTTAAACGATGGGGTAATCTGTGCTCTGGGTGTCCGAAGCGGGAATTTCGATTCCCGGCATTCCGTCAAGACCGTTGCCGGTTCCCCCGCCCGAAAGAGACGGGGAACGGAGCAGGTTCGCGTTGGTCGTGCCGAAGGAGAACACCGCCGACGGAGCATCCGAAGAACCGGAGCCTCCTTCGATGGTCTTCCACACCAGTTGACCGCCTTCCACGCAAAGTACCTGGCCGTCTTCGCCGAGAGAGATGCCGCGAACCACATCATTGGCTACGAAGAGCAGCGCTGGCTGGGTGATCGGGAACGACTGCTCGTCGAATCCCCGGCCGTCCCTGCCGCGCGGTCCCTGCGGTCCGGGATCTCCGACCGGGCCGGTGTAGCCTCGGGGGCCTTGAGCGCCGGTGTCGCCTTTCTCACCCTGAATTCCCTGTTCGCCTTGCGGTCCGGTATCGCCGGTGTCGCCCTTGTCGCCCTTGTCCCCTTTTTCGCCTTGGATTCCCTGAACGCCCTGTTCTCCCTGCGGTCCGGTTTCGCCTTGCACACCTTGGGGACCCTGCGGTCCGGTTTCTCCTTGAATGCCCTGAATTCCCTGTTCGCCCTGGGGACCCTGCGGTCCGGTTTCCCCGCGAAGTCCCTGCGGCCCCCGGAAGGGAATCGCGTCCGACCAGTCGGCCGGGGCGTTGGAGAGTTTCAGATAAAGGCTGCCGGTGTCGGTGTCCATGTAGCCGAAGTTCCGAGGCGAAGAGTCATAGTCGCTCCGGGAACTCAGCGGCCCGTAGGCGTCGATGCGGAGCGGCTGACCTTGATCTCCCTGATCCCCTTTGTCGCCTTTCTCTCCCTTCTCGCCCTGAATGCCCTGCGGTCCGGTTTCCCCCTGATCGCCCTTGTCGCCTTTCTCTCCTTGGATTCCCTGATCGCCGGTATCGCCCTTGTCGCCTTTTTCTCCACGATCTCCCTGAAGACCGCGTTCTCCCTGCGGTCCCCGGAAAGGGATCGGGGCCGACCAGTCTGCGTGAGCAGCGGAGAGCTTCAGATACACATTTCCGGAGTCGGTGTCCATATACCCGAAGTTGGCAGCTTCGTCATCGTATTGGCTGAGGTTTTCCAGCGGGCCGGAGGCGTCGATGCGGAAAGCGGCTCCGGTTTCCCCGCGCTCACCCTGAATTCCCTGATCGCCCTTGTCGCCTTTATCGCCTTTTTCTCCCTGAATGCCTTGGATTCCCTGTTCGCCTTGATCGCCTTTGTCGCCCTTATCTCCCTTTTCGCCGCGTTCCCCTTTGGGAAGACGCATCGGCTGGGACCACTCCCCGGCGGAGGTCAGCGCGTTGCGGAACCGCCAGTAGCCGTCCGGATCGTTCTGCCCGGAATGCCAGTTGACGGCGTCCTCGCTGAACTCGACCGCGTATCCGGCGTTCATCAGCGCATAGACCTGTGTTTTTGAGATGGCGTCCCCCTCGACCGGAACCGGGATTCCCGTCCCGCCGCGCCGGTTGTGGACGTCCAGCCCGAACTGCATAATGATGCACGGCGCGGTCTCGCCGTTGTTGATGCCGATCAGCTCGGCTCCCAGAGAAACCATCTCCTGCGCCCCAATGACCGAGGCGAGTTCCGCCGTGTTGGTTTCGTCGAGGACGATGTGGATCTCATTGTTCACGACCGTGATGTCGCTTGAGGCAAGCTGCGGCGTCCGCTCCGGCTGCCAGACATTGGACACCACGAAGCGCCACGTCTTGTTCGCCAGTTCCTCGGCGGGATATGCCGTTCCGGTGGGGGTGAGGATTTTCACCACCAGCTTTATGGGCATTCCCCGGAACAGCATCGGGAAGATCGTGGTCTCCTTCTTTGAATCGTCCACGAGGGTCGTTGAGAGTTTATTGAGAACAAGCGTCGCGTTGATCTGCTCCATTTGCGCTCCTTTCCATTCGTTTTATCGTGTCGATCACCATCTTGCCGGTGATCGCCTTTGAACACTCGAATTTGTCGCAGGACTTTTCCTTGCGCGGACACCAGAGGAAGTTGAAGTGGTCAAACTCGATTCTGGTGTCGTTCCAGCACCCGTGGCAGACGGTCCGGTTCCGCACCCGATACGGCGTGTAGAACTCGTTGATCGGATCGGTGAAGCCGGAAATCAGCACCACCGGCACACGGCAGCACCAGGCGAGCCACGAGAGTCCCGAACTCAGTCCGATGAAGAAGTCCGCATCTTTGATGAGGTCGATGCGCTCCTGCAGCGGCAGATCGCCGGTGAAGTCCTCCGCCCCGTAGGGAATGTGGTTCCAGGTATAATCGCAGCCGTATTCGGTCATGCGGTCTACGCAGAGCACCCGGTATCCCTGGGATTTCAGATACTGCACGACCTCTCGCCAGCCGTAGGGATTGTTCCAGTATTTGCACTGGCTGGATGCCTGTGCCGCGATGCACACATACTTCTCCTTGATCTTCCGCTCCGCCGTCAGATCCACGCGGGGCGGCTCGTCGGGCAGATCGTCCATGCCGAGGATCGCCCCCGCCGTCCGGTGAAGTCCGGTCTGCCGGAAATCAATGGGCTGGTGATCGGTATCGCCCTGGAAGAACAGTCCCAAGTGATAGGTGGCATAGGGTTTCAGTTTCTCCGCCTCCTGCCTCGTGACCAGCGTGATGTCCGGATACTGTTTCCGGAATATCTCGGCGATCCTGGGCTCCATCGAACAGAAGAGGTTGCAGTTGTGCCGCTTCTGGAACCGCTCCACACAGGAGAACCATGCGATGGCGTCCCCCAGAGCACCTTCGGGGATCTGAATCAGGACATCCCGCCCGGTCAGGTCGAAATCGTGCCGGAAGATCGGCTCGTCCAGCGCGTAGGAGCGGTAGATTTCCAGCGAGAACCGGACATAATACTTCTTCACACTCTCCACCGTGCAGCCGGGCTTGACGTCCATGCTGTAGAGCAGACACCCCGTATCAAGATCACGGAAAACACACCTGTATTCCCCTCGTTCCGGGAACAGGACCCGGAGTCCGTTGTTGAAGTCAAATCGGATGTCGCTTACCGCCTCCTGCGTCGGGATCACTGGCGGCGGCACAAAGGTCGGCTTTTTCGGTTTCTCCTGCGGCGGGTCCGGCAAAGGCGTGTCCTTCACCGGCTCGCACTGGATGGTGATGTCATTCATTGGATTCCTCCTCCGTTGTTGAATATTCGATGTAAGCCCCCTCGTCGGCCTCGACGACCGCCCCGACCGCGCTGGTGACGGCGAGCGCGGATGCACCGCTGGCGAGCGAGAGATACCCGCCCGAGTCGACGGTCACGTTGCTGGCGACACAGCGGCTGCTGCCCATCAGCACTCTCCCGCCGTCTGCGATCCGGAGATTGTCCAGCCCGGTGTAATACGAGGCGGTAAGTTCCGCTCCGGATGCGATGCTGACGTTGGAAAGCGAGCAGGACTGGCAGAGCCACGCGGACGCTCCGTCCGCAAGTTCCACATCCTGTGCAGAGCAGCGTTCAGACATATACAGGCTTCCGCCCGCGCCGATCTGAAGCCCGGTCGCACAGCAGGTGTAATACATGCTCATCCGGGCGCTTTCGCCGAATGTCATGGATGTTCCGGAGCAGTTGTCGCAAAACCACACCAGTCCGCCGTCCGCCACGTCCATCCGGGTGACGCTGGTCCGGGCCGAGGCGGAGAGATACCCGCTTGAACCGATGGAAACATCCGTCATTCCGCATGTGTAACAGATGCTGACGGAGACATTCTCTCCGGCCGAAAATTCCTCGTACTCGCAGAAATTGGAGCCCCAGAACCGTGCGGAGTTTCCCAGAACCGTGCTGGTGAAACCGCAATAGCCGCCCGTATAGGTCTCGCCGTTGCCGACCGTCAGATTGGAGATCTGGCACATGGAGTAAATCTCCGTGCGCCCTCCGTCCGAAACTCGGATGTTGTCCAGTTCGCAGTTCTGATAGAGATACAGGCTGCCGCCTCCGGCGACGTCGATCTCCCGTCCGGAACAGCCATACTGGAAATAACAGTAGCCTCCCGGCTGAACGGAGATGTTCTGTCCCCGGCATCCCTGGGAAAACATGATCCAACCGCTGACCGTTGCGGAGGTGACCGCTCCATTGTAGGAGCAGTAACAGCTTGCTCCCCGGTCAAGGGTGAGACTGACCGCCCGTCCGTAATTGGTGACATTCATCCGTCCGGAGCTGGCGACCGAGGTCCTGATGGCCGTTCCGAAGAAGTCGGCATACTGTACGCCGTAACTGCTGACCACCGTATCGATGGCGCGCCCGCTGGAATAGATGAACTGCGAGCCGGAACTGTAAATCGTGTTGTCCTGGGCCACTCCGCCGAAGGAAATCTGCTGACAGCCTCCGCTGGAGATAATCGTGCTCAATGCGCTGGCGTAATAGTAGAGCTGCTGTGACATGCCTGCCGCAAGCACATAATTGCACGCCGTCCCGTTGGAAAGGTAGAAGCTCCCGTATTGGTTCGTCCCGGTGATCAGCGTCTTTTCGTCGTGCCCCCAGACACCGTGGTAAATTCTGCCTCCGGACGAGATGACAACATCGTAACATTGAGCGCCGCTCGACACATACAGATAGGCGCTGCTCATCACGGTGGTGTGGCTGACGTTCATCCCCGAATGGCAGGAGAAACTCGCTCCGGGCGCAACGGTCGTGTGCAGGACGCGCACTCCCGTCGATGCTCCGGCGTTGAAGTCCGCGCCGCTGGAGACCGTGATGCTGTTGAACGTCACGCTCGTCCCCTGACCGTAAAGACCGCCGCCGTAGGATACGTGAAAGCCGTTGATCTCCGCGTTCGATGATGCGTAGACTCTCCCGTAGGAATGGATGTCTCCTCCGCTGGCGCTTCCGTCCGGATACACATACATGGACCCGCTGGAGTTGAGTTCCGTATCCAACGCCGTGCCGCCCGAACTCACCGTCATATACCCGCCGTAATTGACGACGGTGCTGACGGCGGTTCCCCCGCTGCGGACGGAAATGTTGGCGTAACTGCCGACTGTGGTGTAGAGCGCACTGCCATCGGAGTACACCTCCATTCTGCTGATCTTGCTCGATGCCAGGAATCGGTTCTGCATGACCATGCCGCTCTGGTTGCAGCTCCCGTTCCGGAGATAGGTGAACACGCCCCGGCTCCCCGCGATGGCGCGGTTCGGGTCCGAAACGGTCGCCCCGGCCGCCATCTTATTATATTGGTATGGGATTATCATGGGTTACGCCTCGTAAGAGTAGGCGTAATTCGCCTGATACCGCACGTTGTTGATCGCGCCGGATTTGCAGACCGCCCGGATGACGAACACGTGGTAAGTGTAGTTCCCGTTTATCAGAGGAAGCGTCTCCGGAATGTTGATCCCGACCATCGAGCAGCTCTCCGATCCGACCGACACCCCGGTCACATCGGCTCCGCAGAGAACGTGATACTCCCACGTCAGCATCTGGGATTCGGATACGCCGACGTTCTCGCCCTCGTAGGTCGTTTTGATGCCGGTGAATTCCAGCTCGACGGTTCCGGAACTGTTGTTCTGCGTGTTCCTGATGATCGGGGAGTCCAGATACAGGATTTTGGGATTTGACGCCGAATATACCTTCTGGTAGACCGGATTCCTGATGTCCGTCATATTGTGGAGATGCGCCCCGGTCGGGAAACTCTCCGGTTTGCCGGTAACGCCGCTCCACGGGATGGCGTCGGCGCTTGCGGCGTGATCGGCTTCCTCAGCGGCGAGGACTTTGCCGTCCCCGTCCGGATCGTAGACCGAGGCGACCATGTCGCCCACGCCCTGTCCGTCATCTCCGCAGTATTTGATCCATCGCGCCCCGGCAAAATCCGAAACGGTCGGCTCGGCGATTGCCGTTTCCGTGTGGATCTCTGCCCGGAATTTGAGGAGATTGGTCGGCGTGAGGGAGAAATTTGCTCCGGTTGCATCACTGGCGTATGCCACATAACAGAAGGAATCGCGCCCGGTGTAGCCTCGCGGTCCGGTCATCAGGACAATCGGATCGCTCCACACGCCCAGCGACTCGCCCCGCAGCCGCATATGGAGATAGTTGTCGTTGGCGGTCTGTACCCCGTGCCAGTTCTCCCCGTCTTCGCTGAACTCGCACTCCATTCCCGCCGCGAAGAGCGCCCGGACCTGCGCGGCGGTCAGGTAGTCCGGCAAGGCCTCGGTCGGCGTTCCCAGGCTGGTTATCCGGTTTCGCACCGTGAAATTTTCCACCTGGAGGATGAAGATCTGCCGCCCCTCGGCATCGTAGCCCACCAGCTCCCCCGCAAGTCCGGTCATGCTTTTTTGGGTTCCCAGCCAGACTGCCAGCTCCTCGGTGTTCATGTTCGTCATCGGGATGGAGACTTCGGTGTAGGTGTATTCCTCCTCGTCGATCTCCTCCGTGACAGTGGTCACCGTGATGTCGGCGTTGTTGCCGATGAGCTTGTAGGTCGTGGCTTCGTTGAAATCATTGTCCATCGCCCACGCCCAGCTGACCACATTGCTGAAGGCGGACAGCGGATAGGGTTCCGGACCATCGCTTTTGGCGAACAGGCGCATCTTGAGGCAAGCCTCCACGCCCCGCACCAGGGTCGGCGCGGTCGCGTTCTTGGCGTTGGCGTAGTCTCTCACCACACCCAGCGTCTCGTTGGCCGCAACGTAAAAAATGGTATTTTGCATTATGATTTCTCCTTTTCGAGTTCCTGAAGCCGTGCCACCGCGTCCGGGTGTTCGGCGTTGAACACCTCGCGGATCGCGGAGAGCAGCCGTTCCCAGCCGTCCCCGATTTCCGCGTCCCGATTCTCTTCGATAAGGATCGCCAGATCACGGGCCTGAAGCGCAATGTCCCGGTGGTCATACATCAGGTGATCCACCGCCAGCCGGAGCTGACCGGAGATCGTGTCCCGGTTGTCCTCGGTATAGGTGAATTCATTCCAGAGCGACCACGCCTTGACAATGTGCTTCTTCGCGCAGGTCGAGCATTGATCGTAAGGGGAAGTCCGGGTGACGGACACCCCCGATTTTCCGTGACATGAGCAGCTCATTCGAACTCCGGGTTTTCGTGGTTCGGGATGAATTCCTCCGTCTCGGTGATGTATTCCTCGGCGGGAAGAACAGCAAATCCCAGGGTCTGTGCCTTCCGAATTCGCCGGTCTTCGAAGCCGACCAGACGTTCTGCGTAGAAGCACTCGCCGTCATACATGGCGCATTTATAGGCGGCGACACCATCCGCAAAAACACTTTTCAGCAGCTTCATCCCCGGCTGATAGGTCCACGAGAAGATCTCTTCATCAGGATATTCCCCGGAAATCAGCAGTTTGTTTGGCTGAAAAGGATCGTAGGACACCCGGTAGAGATAGGCGACATTGTGAAAATTCAGCGTGACGATCCGTCCCGGCTCTTCGATAATTACCGGGCCGTGCCGCCAGCCGTAGCACACCTGGTCCTTCCGGACAAAGCCGACGTCGGCGAACTTCTGCGCCATTGGTTTCGAGTTCAGTCCGTACATCCGGTAAAGCCGGAATCTCCGGTCTCCTTTCCAGCCGCCCGCAATAAAGGATATCTTCCAGATGCCGTCCTCGTATTCGGCGGTGGGGCCGCACTCGGTGGCGTCGGCGGGAAGCCCGGTCATCACCCGCTTCCATTTCCGCCCCGTGAAGTGGTAAAGTTTCCAGAGACCGTCGATCTGAATGCAGCAGAACTGCTTCGGCTCGCCGTTTTCCCCCGGCGATGCAAAGGGCATATGCGTATATCTCGTATCGGTAAATTCAAACATCTCTTTCTCCTCATTCTCCCGGACACGGCCACTCGATGCTGCCGTCTTCCCGGACGCACCCTTGCTGCAGCTCCATGTAGCCGTTGTAGGAATAGCTGGAAACGAACTTGTTCGGCAGACCGGTCAGTTTGCCTTTTTCGTCGATGGTCCCGTTGTAGTAAATCGAACCCGAGCAGGACGCATTAGGATTGTTGTGGTGGCTCTCCCCGACATCCCGGATACGCCACCGGCCCCCCGGCAGCCCCATCCGTTCCTTCTGGTAGGGCGTAAGGTCCCATTCTTTCGGGCCGGTTCTGGCGTTGGTGATGGCGCTGGCGATGACCTTGGGCTTGCAACAGGGGCATACCCAGCAGACGATCAGCCGTCCGTTCTTTTTCTTTCGGATGATCTTCCCGGTCTTCTTGTCCCGCCACAGGATTGAAGGTGGCTTTTTTTCTTCAGCCATAGAATCACCTCAATTCGTGGTCGAGCAGACGTCCGCCACCAGGAAAATCGCCACCGGGACGCGGAAGGAGCACACGGTGACCGACTCGCCGGAAACCTTGCAACTCCCGATGGGATAGGCATACTGTCCCGGCGTGGAGACCTTGATTTCCGGCGCGGTCCACTTGCCATCGTCGCCGAGGGTCGAGCAAACACACACCGTTCCGGTGGATGCAGTCAGCGTCTTTTCCGCTACATTCTTCCATTCGCCGTTCATGTTGGCGTATCCGGCATTGACCTTGAGCTGCTTCTTTTCCGTATCATACGAAAGCGCGAACGGGCCGTCGTAGATGTCCTGCGCGATTGCGCCCAGCAGAACCACTCCCTTGCCGTCCCCGGCGAAGATCACCGGCGCACCGGTCGCTCCCCGCGTGAAGACGGAGGGATTTGAGGTGGTCGGGGCGGCGAAATCACCGCTCCCGGTCAGCGAGACCTGTGCCGGACCGCAGAGAATGCAGCTCCCGATGGCCTTGGATTTGAGCTGGTTCACCAGCACTCCCCAGGGCTTCTCGGTGTCCTTGAGTTTGATCGCCGGGACCGCCTCTCCGCACAGCGAGCCGCTGTCGGCGAAATTGACCGCAGTCCCCGCGGTCAGCGTTGAGCCGGAGTTGTTGTAGACCTGAATCCGGATCATGCCCCCCGTTGCCATGACCGGCTTCCCGTTGAAGCCGTTCAGAGCATTTACAATGTGCCGGACATTGTTGGACAGCAGAGCGTTCGGCTTGAATTTGTCGCCGGGACTGACATCTGGGAAGAATGCCATAAATCACCTCACAGTCCCAGCCCGGAGAAGGAGGCGTATTCGCAGACCTGATCCACGTAGATGCCTTCCACTTCCAGTTTGGGCGTTCCGCTGGACGCCACCGTCTTGCTGATCGCCCACACGTATTCGAAGCCCTTTTTGGTGACCGATTTCCCGGCAACCTTGACGCCGCTCTCATTCGGCTGGATGGCGAAATTGAAGGAGACAGTGACCTTCTTCGCCTTCTTTGCCGGAGTGGAGTAACTCATCCCCAGGAAAAGCACTTCACCCGCATTCCAGCCTTTAAACGAACCGGAATTCACCTTGCCGACCAGCGCCGCCACCTTTCTCTTGAAGGCGGTGGTGAGCTTGCCGATCCGCATCTGCTTGGTGTAGGTCTCTCGCAGCTGGGCGGTCGGAACGTCCACCCCGGCGATTTCGCAGTCATCACCGGACTTGCCGTTCCAGCCGATGGCTCCCCCGGCGTCCTTGTCTCCGTAGACTTTTCTCTGTCCGAAACTGTAGAGAAGATGCTTGGTCCCGCCGCCGCAGTCGAAACTCTCCGTGGGCGTTTCATCGTCGTCATCATCGTTCGAATCGTCGACGGTGGTATCCTCCTCCCGGTAGATGGCGTTCACCCGGAAGGTGTCGTCCGTTTCGCGGGTGTCGATCTCAATGCTGTCCAGCGGGAGCCCGTTGCTTTCCTTGGGGGCTTTCCCGTGGACCGCCGCCAGCGCTTCTTCCTCGGAAGACACTCCGAAAACCAGATACTGGACCTCGATGGAGGTGTATTTCCCATTCTTGTCGATGGCTTTGGGGTGCTCCGAATAACTCAGTTCAACTTTTGCCGCCATGATTCCTCCTTATGTGTAGGCGAGAGTCGTGTCGGAACTGCCTCCTCCTCTGCCCATTTTCTTTAAGATTTTGTTGGTTTCCTTCGATGTCCGCGCCATCTGCTCGGTGGCGTTGGCGGTCCTTTCCGCCTCGTTTCCACCTCCGCCCAGCGCCTGTGTCAGCGCGGCCGCGAGAAAACTTCCGGTGGTCTGGGAGCGGTCCGCAGCGGCCTCCGTCCCACCTTGAGCGTCCCGGAGTTTTCCGGAATACTTGTCGACAAGGGACTCCGCCCGCGTGTAGGCGGCCTGTGCCGCCGAGATGCGTTCCCGCTCGCCGTCGTCGATCTTCCCGTCCGCCTGAGCCGCCTGCAGTTCCCGCTGGAACTGCTGTCTCGCCGCTTCGGCGGCCTGCTGATACTGCAGGATGAGCCCCTGGAGCATCTGGATGCCCGCATCCTTGTCGGATTTGAGCGTATCGTCGATCTTCCGGTCCTGCACATCCTCGGCGCGGCGTTCCCGGACGCCCTGCTGGGCCTCGTCGAAGCTCTTCTGGAAGTCGGCGACATCCTTCTTCATCTTCTCTGCCGCCTTTTCCCGAGCCTTGGCGATCCGCTCCTGTGCCGTGACATCGGCCTGTTTCAGCTTGCCTTCGAGCTCGGCGATCTTCGCCTTGTCCTGCTGTCCTTCCGGCTTGGATTTCTCGTAGTCCAGCATGGTTTTGATCAGCGCCTTGTATTCATCCCGGAGAGCGTTGATGTCGTCGATCTCATTTTCGAGGTCGGTCTTGCGCTCACGGGCGAGCTTCTTGTCGATCTCCGCCACCCGCTTCGCCGCTTCGTCGGCGGCCTCCTGGGACTGTTTCCGGCGCTGTTTTTCGGCTTCCACATTCTCTGCGGTGGTGGAGCCGGGTTTTCCGTCCGTTCCGGTCACCGCGCCGGGCTTGTCCTGCTGAACCGCCTGTTTTCGCATCCTCAAAGCGCCGATCTTCTGCCTCATGGCAGCCATCTTGTCGCCGTTGGCCTCGATCTTGTTGACCGATTCCTGCTGGCGGCCGGTGATCTGGGACAGAAGGTTGTGGTTCCAGTAACTCATCAGGGCCTCGTTTTCCTTTCCGAGTTCCCTGATATTGCCTTCCAGTTCGGCGATTTCGGCGTCCAGTTCGGCGAGCGTCGCCTGTTTCATCGCGTCGTTCAGCTTCTGCTGCGCCCCGGCCGCGAGGTTGAGCTTGCCCGTGATGGCATCGATGCCGAGCCCCAGACCGTTGTATGCCCCGTTCAGGGCGTTGACGATACTCTGTGCTTCGGCCTGTTCGGCTGCTGTCAGTTTCTCCTGCTCAGTCAGCTTCTTCAGCCGTTCCAGCTGTGCAAGGTGTGTCTCCTTCAGCGGATCGTTACCGGCCCTGATGATGTTTTGAGCTTCAGCGAACTTCTTCTGCGCCTCCGTCAGAGCCACGATCCGGCCGTTGGCGGCATCCACAGAGAGTCCCAGATCGCCGTATTTTGCCTTGAGCTGGTCGATCAGCGTGTTTGCCTCGGAAATTCCGGAGGCGTCCAGTTTGGGCATGGCGGCGAGAGCCTGAAGCCGTGCCGCCTTGTCCGCGTCCTCTGTCCCGGAGACCTTGATCCGGATTTCCCGGAGGCTTGCCGCCACGGAATTCAGCCGGACAATTTTTCCGGTCGCCCGGTCCACGGACACGCCCAGGTCGCCGTATTTGGCGGCAAGATCGGAAATCAGCGTCTCCGCTTCATTCTGTCGGTCGACATCCAGTTTCACTTCCAGCGAGAGAGCTTTCAACTTGCGGAGTTTGGCGAGGTCGCCGGAATCCTTCACCTCCAGCTCGACCGCCGAAATCCGGGCGGCTTCGGCGTTCAGTGCGGAGATTCGGACCGCCGTCTTGTCCACGGTGATCCCCAAGTCTCCGTATTTGGCGGAGAGTTCGGAGACCAGTTTCTCGGCTTCGGCCTGTCCTTCGGTCGTGAGAACGATCTCGGCGGAGAGTTTCTTCAGCCGGTCGAACTTCTTCAGGTCAGTTTCATCTTTGATCCGGAAACGGACATCCTGGATTTTCCCGGCGACCGTGTTCATCCGCACGATTTTTCCCGCGGCCCTGTCCACGGCGATTCCGAGGTCTCCGTAACGCTTTGACAGATCGGCGATCAGTTTTTCCGCTTCGGCCTGACCCTCCACATCCAGTTTGGCCTGCATGGAAAGGGTTCTCAGTCGGGTGAGTTTCTCAAGGTCGCCGCCATCGGAGACGCCGAGTTCGATGTTCCGGACCCGGCTCGCCGCCTCGGTCAGAGTGACGATTTTTCCGGAAGTCCTGTCGACCGCCACGCCGAGGGAACCGTATTTCTCTTCCAGTTCGCCGATCATCCGCTCGGCGCTGTCCATCCCTTCGACCGTCAGTTCCGTCTGCAAGGACATCCCCTGCAGGTCGTGAATCTTTGCAAGATCGACCTTGTCGGTGATCGTCAGTTCGACGGCCCGGAGATTGCCCGCAGCCGTGTTCATCCGGACTATTTTTCCGGATGCCCTGTCCACGATCAGCCCGAGATCGCCGTATCTCTTGCTCAGATCGGAGATCAGCGCCTCTGCTTCTTCCTGGCCCTGCACATCCAGTTTCACAACCTGCGTCAGAGCCTTCAGCCTGTCGAACCTTTTCAGGTCTTCGGCATTTACGCGGAATTGGATGTCCCCGATCCTGGCGACTGCGGTATTCACCGTCTGGATTTTCCCGGTGGTCCGGTCCAGTTCCACACCGAGCTGCCCGTATTTTTCGGTCAGTTCCGCGATGATCCGCGCCGCCTCTTCCCGTCCTTCCACGGAAAGGGTCGTTTCCAGAGACAGTTCCCTCAGCCGGTCCAGCTGTTTCAGATCCGCGTCGGTCCGAATCCGGAACCGGGCTTCCTGAAGACTGCCGACAACGGTGTTCAGCCGCACGACCTTTCCGACCGTCTTGTCGACCGCAAGCCCCAGATCGCCGTATCTCTTGCTCAGATCGGCAATCAACGTCTCCGCCTCCGCCTGTCCCTGCACATCCAGTTCGGCCTGCAGGGAGAGAGTCCGCAGACGGGTGAGCTTTTCCAGGTCTCCGCCGTCCGTCACTCCGAGTTCGATGTTCCGAATCCGGCTGGCGGCGTCATTCAGCACGGTGATCTTCCCTGCCGTGCGGTCCACCGTCACGCCGAGAGAACCGTATTTCCGTTCCAGCTCGGCGATCATCTGTTCCGCGCTGTCCATTCCGGAAACCGTAAGTTCCGCCTGCAGAGACATTCCCTGCAGGTCGCGGATCTTCGCCAGGTCGATTTTGTCCGTGATGGTCAGTTCGACAGACTGGAGATTTCCGGCGACCGTGTTCATCCGCACGATTTTGCCCGCGGCCCTGTCCACGGCGATTCCAAGGTCTCCGTAACGCTTTGACAGATCTGCGATCAGCGTCTCCGCCTCTGCCTGACCCTGGACATCCAGCCTCACGACCTGCGTCAGAGCCTTCAGCCGGTTGAATTTCTCAAGATCGCCGTCATCGACCGCCACCTGGACCCGGTTCATGTGTGCAAGGGCGTCATTTACAGCGGCGACCCTCGCGCCGGTGGTTTCGACCGCAAGACCGAGGTCCCCGTATTTCCGGGTCAGTTCCTCAAGCAGCCGGGCGGCTTCCTGCTGTCCTTCGACAGTCAGATCGGCCTCCAGCGACAGCTGTTTCAGCCGTTGGAGTTTCTCGATGTCCTCCGTTCCCCGGACTTTGAAGGTCAGGTCGGAGATTGAACCCGCCACCGTGTTCAGACGTTCTATCTGGCCGGTGGTCCGGTTGACCGTGATGCCGAGATCGCCGTATCTTTGGCTGAGTTCGGCAATGAGAGTCTCCGCGTCTCCCTGCTGTTCGACAGTGAGTTTCGTTTCCAGCGAGAGCCCTTTCAGTTTGTCGAATTTGGCGAGATCCGGCTCTTCCACCTTGGTGACCATCCGGATGCCCTGAAGACGCTGGGCGGCGGCCGAGAGCAGGATGATTTTCTTTTTCGCCCGGTCGACTTCCATCCCGAGATCGCCGTATCTGCCGGACAGGTCCTCAATCAGATCGGCCGCCTCGTTCTGTTCCGGAACGGAGAGTCTCACCTTCAGCGACAGCTCTTTCAGGCGTTTCAGCTTCTCCATGTCCTCGGTGTTTTTGACCCGGAGCTGCACCGCTCCGAGGCGTTTCGCCGCGCTGTCCAGTTCTCTGATCCGGACGGTGTTGTTGGAGATCGAAATGCCGAGGTCGCCGTATCGGGACTTCAGTTCCTTGGCAAGCTGCCGGGCCTCTGCCATCTCCGCATTGGTAAGCCGCTGTTTTTCCGAGAGTTGCTTCAGCCGTTCCATCCGGAGCTGGTCAGTCTTGCGGAGTTCGTCGTTCTTCTCCCGGAGTTTCCCGGCCTCGTCGGAGAGTTTGGCTGTATAATTCGCCGCCCGGTAGAGGTAAATGCACACACCCGCCAGGATAATCCCCAGCGCGATCAGTGCCGCCGCGACCGGGTGCGCCGCGATTAGCGTCATCACCGCCGACAGCGCCATCATCGCCACCGCCGCCACCTTCGCGGCAGCAGCAAGGAGGAAATTCCCGACCGTCACAGCGGAAATTGAAACAACCGCCTTGAGGTTCGCCGCCGTGAACAGAGCGGTCGTTGCGATGGCGATTTGCCGCGCCTTGTTGAGGGCAATGGTTCCCGCCGTGCAGATCGCCTCCGCCGCAGTATGGGCGTAGGTGGTCACCGTGGCCGCCGCCGTTGCAAGGGTCATCCCCTTGATGGCGTTGGTCATCGCCACCCAGCCCGCGACAATGGCACTTTTTGCCGCCATCGCCGCCTCCGCAGCCGCCTGTGCTTTCGTGGCGATAGTTGCGGCGATTGCGGAAGTCCGAAAGGCTTTCAGAGCGCCGGTCATCGCCGTCCATTTTGCGGCGAGAATCGACTTCGCAGTCGCGGCGGCTTCGGCGTTGCTCATCAGAACAATGCTCGCCGCCGTCCTGTTGGCAGCCGTTGACGCGAGCCCGAAAGCGGCGCACAACTGCTCCGTCCCGACCATCGCCGGAATTGCGACATTCCGGAAGTTCACAAATGCCGCTCCGATCAGCGAGATGCTGTTTTTGAGCGCCACTCCCTGGGCGATGCACACGCCCTGCAGGAATGTGAACCCTTTTATCGCCGTCTGGATTACCGCGAACCCGGCGGCCGCGCCTTTGGCGGCGACACCGATGACGATCAATGCCGCCCCCAGCGCCGCCGTTCCCGCGATGGTCGCGGCGAAGGCGGTGACGAGCCCCGAATTCGCTTCGATCCACTTGATGACGGCGAGAGTGGTCGCCGTAATCTTGTCGACGAAGGGCTTCAGCGTGCCCTCCAATGCTTTCCCGATTGCGTTCATCGCGCCTTCGACCGCCGACAGCAGTTTCCGGAAAGAGCCGCCCAGACCGTCATCCATCTCCTGCGCTGTGGTTCTGGCCGTGCCCTTGACATCATAGAGCCGCTCGATGAAGGCGTCCAGCTCCTTGACGTTCCCGCCAAGGGAGAGTCCGGCAAGCGACCCACGGATGTCGAAGATGTCCTCGGCGAAAGCCAGCTTCTCGGCTGACGGCATGGTCGCCATGACCCGCCCGATGTCGGCGATGATCTCCGCCATCTTGCGGAGGTTCCCGTTGGCGTCCACGGTCGATATCCCGACCGCTTTGAGCTTGTCCTGCACCTTCGTCTTGGCAAACTGCGAGAAACTTTTCCGGAGAGCCGTTCCCGCCAGGGACCCTTTGATGCCGAGGTTTGCCAGCACACCGATGGCCGCCGACGTGTCGGTGATATTCTCACCAGCGGCCTTTGCCTGCGGTCCCGCCATTTTGAGAGCTTCGAACAGATCCGTCAGGGTCTGTGCGCTCCCGTTGGCGGTTGCCGTCAGGATATCCGCCACATCACTCATCCGGCTGGCTTCGATCCCGAAGATCCGCATGGAGTTGGCGGCGATGTTCGCCGCTTCCCCCAGATCGGTTCCGGTCGCCCGTGCCAGGTCGAGGGTCGGCTGGATCGCCTGTTCGATTTCTTTGGGCGAGAAGCCCATCCGACCGAGGCTGACCATGCCGTCCGCGACCTGTTTCGCCGTGAAGGAGGTCTCCCGGCCGAGTTTGGCCGCGACCTGCGTCAGGGATTCAAATTCCTGTTTGGTCGATTTGGTTACGGCTTTGACGAGCCGCATCTGGTCGTCGAACTCGGCGAAACCCTTTACAGCCATCGCCATCGGAACCGCGAATGCCCCGGAGAGCATCAGCATGTCCTTCCCGATGGCGGTGCAGGACCGCCCGAATTGCTGAAGTTGAGCCTGCGCATTGGCAAGCCCCCGCTGGAGCTTGCTCGTCTGGGCGGTCACCTCGACATAAGCTGCTCCGGCGCGGATAGAGCCGGATAGGGACATGAAGCCTCCTTATTTCTTTACGAAGATGTCTTTCAGGACGGATACCGGGACATTCGGGATGAAGTTGTCCCTGGAACGCGCACGATATGGATTGAAATCCTCCGCCTTGACAGGCTGGGATTTCTTCGGGTCGCGGAGCAGATTCACGATGAGCGCCATCTGCGCCGAAGTCTGCTCCCATTCGAAGCGACCCCGCGCATCCGCGAGCTTTACCAGCTCGCGGAGCGTGAACGGGTCGGGATTTACTCCGGCGATCCCTGCGAGTTCGAGGACGAGGTCATCAACTGTGCGAGCGCCTCGTCGATTTTGCCGTCCAAAGCGGGATCGTCCAGAAGCGCCTGAAGCGCCGCCTTTCCCCTGGTTTCGAAGCGCCGGGTCGCGTCCAGAATTTTCCGGAAGACCTTGCGCTTCGTCTCGGGGAAAAAATCGATCACCTCGTCCAGCAGAGCGGTGGTCGCCATTTCGATGGCGTCCCCGGACATGGCGCGGCCGAATTCCTCGTCGGTCACGCCTTTGGCGTCGGCCTCCGGTTTGACTGCCGCGTAAAGCACATCCACCAGAAGCACCGGATCGCTGCCGAGCTTCTCCAGCAGATCGACCTTCGGGGTTGTCCCCGCATCAATGGTGATGATGTTCGCCAGATCCACATCGCAGAGAGCGCGGACACGCTTGATCGTGCCCACGGTCACCGCGAGAGTCCACGTCCGGCCCGTATTATCGGTGAAACTTTTCATCGGTCACGCCTCCTCTTACACCCACGCCGGAGCACGGGTGGATGCGGTCGGCTTCGCGGTGATCGACACGGAGACCGCTTCCTCCAGGGGCTGCTCCACAGTGAATGCGGTGATCGACCAGTCGGCGTCGAGCCCTCCGCCATTGCCGTCCGTGATGAACAGAGCCAGCGGAGTGTTGCTGAAGTAGGCAGACTGGAACGCCTGGAAGTCCGCGTCTTCGGTATCGTAGAGGATGCCGAATTCGAGGCTGGCTTCCTTCAGGGTGGCCGCCGAGGCACGCCAGCCGCCAGTGGCTCTGGTCGTGACATCGGCCTCGCCGCTCTCCAGATTCAGAGTGAGGTCCTTCACGTTTTTGACTTCGGTGGAGCCGGTGGAACCGGCCGCGCCGCGAAGCAGTTTTGCATTGAGGCCCAGAACAATTGCCATGTGGTTTTCTCCTTGTTATTTGACAGATTTTTCCCAGAGGTCGGGAAGTTTTGTTGCCGTTTTCTGAAGCGTCGGCCCCATCAGCGGACGCTTCGGATAGCGGCGTTTGCGGTATCTTCCGCCGAATTCGTGTGCCACCATCGCCGTGCCGATTATCGATTCGGCCGGACCGATCACCACTGATTCCCGTCGGCTGTCCACGCCGAAGAGCAGAGACTGCTTGAGAAGTCCCTGCCGGGTGTTCGGCGGAGAGCCGGGGGCGGATGCTTTTTCCGAGGTGGAGATTCGGTTCCTTGCCGCTTTCCGGATGTAGGCTCCGGCGCGGCGGAGGGCGATGTTGTTGCCGCTTCTGACGGCTACGAGAATTCGGCGGTCATCGAATTCAATTCGGCATTTCATCGAAACTGCTTGAACGCGAGTTCGATTACCGAGGTGAACTGGTTGCGTTCCCGGAGGTGTTCCGGGGAATAGATGGGGTTGTATGCCACGCCGACACACGTGGCTCCGGCCAGTTGCTTGTTCAGGAAGCCCAGACCGAGACCTTCGACGGTTCTCAGCAGTTCGGGCAGTTCATCTTCACAGCCGCGTTTGAGGAATCCAACCTGAACTTTCAGGATTTCCTCATGTTGGGTTCGGCTGAGCGGTTTGAATTCTTCGGCGAGCGGGACCACGATGACTTTCATTTCCTCAATATCCCGGAGTTCGAATTCCGGGAAAAAGAGGACTTCCGCATGATAGTCTTCGAGAGTTCCCGCCACCGCTTCGGCGATATCGAGAACGGCGGACATAATCACCTCCGCAGAAATTCCGCGATGATGCTTCCGACCGCCGCCATCAGCGCCAGCAGTGCCGCGCCGACTGCAGAGAGCATGGTCTTCTGCATGTCGGCCGCCGCCTTGCAGGGCGGATGGTGGTGTTCGCCGTCGCGGAAATGCATGGTCAGCATACCCCGGAGTTCGGCGATGTCCATCCGAGCCTGCTGGAGCTGTTCCCAGACATCCCGGAGGTTCGGGACTTCATCTTCAGCCATTGATTCCTCCAATCTCTTTTGTGTGGATGCGGCGGGTAACGTGCTGCGGACCGGACCAGCGCCACACGGGTTCGCCGTTTGGGGCGAGGACCTCGTAGATGCGTCCGGCGTAGGTGATCCGGTCTCCTCGCTGCGGTTCCCGCGGCATCTGATCGGCACTCACCAGGAAGTCCCGGCTTTCGACCCGGATCGTCACGCCGTATTCATTCTCCGAGCGGAAGAGCGTCCGGCCGATGGTAGCCGTCATCCGGGCGGGAGTTCCGCCCTTTGACAGATACTCTATCGGCACGGAAAGACACTCTTCCCTTTGGTCATTCAGCCACGCCGCCGCTTCCTCCAGCAGACCCATTACTCCTCGGCGATGATGCCCACCGCGCGGAGAGCGGCGAGGATCGCGTTGGTCTTGCGGATCAGGGAGGCGATCGCGTCCTTGCATTCGCATTCCTGGATCGGGGCGATGGTCTCGGAGGGAGTGCCGCCCGAGTTGTCGACCAGATCGCTGATGGGATCACCGGCCACGAATTCGGTGGCAAGGGAATACGGGGCGTTGAGCAGGACCCGGACCGTTTCGGCTTCCGCGTCGGCGGCGAGGATCGCCTTGCCGAGGTAATGGTTGGACCCGGAAACGAGGGTGGCTTTCCGCGCACCTGCGTCCCAATAGACGGTCGCTCCGGCCGGGATCTGGCCATCGGCCTTGGTGATGTCGAAGACACCGACCACGGCGAGACTGCCGAGGGTATGGGCTTCGATGTCGAGTCTGGCGATGCCGATCAGATCGGCGATGACGATGACGTCACCCGCGGCGACAGCGGTGTCGGGACGATAGTCAATAGAGTCTCCCTTTTGAACGTAACGAGCGAGCATTATGATGTTTCTCCTTGTGATTTGTGAGAGTTAAGGGTGATCCGGGCGGCTGCCCGCCCGGAGGGGATGCCTTAGTTGGCGGCTCCGATGGCCTTGACCATGCCGCGATGGTCCTGTTCGCGGACGCCGAGATCGAAGTAGACCCTGAACCACAGGCCCAGAGTGTTGAAGTCGGTTTCGCCGCGTTCCACGGTCGGGGTGCGCTTGCCCTTCAGATACCCGATTTCCCAGGTATCGACGGTCTTCGGATCGCCGAAGAGATACCATGCGGTCTGGCTGGCTCCGTCGTAGGCGCTGTTGCCGAGATACGGGCTGGAGACAACGCGCAGGTTCTCATCCGCAAGCACATTCAACGCCGGACGGACCGCGTTGTCGCTCCCGCTCATGATGAGGGTCGCGCCCTGAGTGAGTTCGATGGCGAGGTGCTTCAGAGCGGTCGGGACCAGCAGGTAACGCGGTTCCACGCTGATCGGCTGCCCGTCGCCGTCCACCTGATCGAGGAACAGCTGGATGGCCTTCTTGAGACTGTCGGCGCTCAGCGCGCTGGACGCTCCGGAGAGCAGGTTCCGGTGAGCGGTGGAAAACAGCGCCTTGCCGTCCTGCTGCGCCGGGTTGCGGAGCAGCCGGGAGAAGAACAGCTGGTCGATCAGCCTTGCGGCGCGGTTGCCCATCGCCACGGGGACTTTCATGAACGCCCCCAGATCATCGTTGATGATCATCTTGCGCGTCAGGCAGAATTTCTTGCCGTAGGTGTCGAGCTGGTTCTTCGCGGATTCTTCGATGAGGCCGCCGTCCTTGATTTCGCCGTCCGCCGCGATGGGCAGCAGATCGCCGACGTCGGTCAGACGGAACCGGTCGTTCTCCTTGAAATCGTTCAGGTCGCCGGTGGAGCACAGCTTGGTGGCGATCACCGGCTGCGCTTCGTAGGACTGAAGCAGCTTTTTGTTCGCCACGTTACTGAGAATGCCGGGGAGACTCACGGAGCTGAACGCCGCCCGGATGGTCTCGTTGTCGAAGCCGCGGGAATACGGGATGCCGTCGAGCTTCATGCACTCGATCAGAAGCTGGCGGAGCGGCATGTCCATGTCGCGCATACCGGCTTCCACGACCTGTGCGCCGTAGGACTTTTCGAGCTGGTCGGCGCTCACGCCGACCCGGAGGCACATCGCCGCTTCGATGGTCTTGCGCATTTCGCCGCCTTCGGGGGAGGTCTTCACGCTGATGTTGACGTTGGCGGCGGGACGTTCGGCGCGGATGGTTTCCAGAACCTTCTTGGTCACGACTTCGGGCGTCCACCCGGCGCTGATTGCTTCCCTCTCGATCTCGGGAAACTCTCCGTTGCAGATCGACTGAATGGCGCTGACGCGCTCACGTTCGGCCTTGACGGCCGCGACAGCGGCTTCACGGGCGGTCGCCGTCAGATCGGTCGCGCTGGCGGTGATCGCGGCGGGAGCGGCCTCCGCTTTCGCCGTGTCGGGCTTCTGCTCCGGTTTGACGGCGGGGACGGCGGGAGCGGCGGCTTCCACCTTCTTTTCGGGCTCCGTCTTGGCGGGAGCGGCGGCGGTCACGGTCTTGAGGTCTTTCTTTTCCTCGGACATGGTGTTTTTTTCTCCTTCATGGTTGGGGTTGGTGATGTTGAATTTGGCGGTGACTTTCATTGCGGTGTGGGCATCGGCCCCGACCGCGACGATGCTGACTTCCCGGAGGACGGACTTCTTGATGTGGTAGAAGGGTCCTTCCACTTCCTGTCCGTTCACTTCGCGCTTGCCCTGGACGAGTTCGCACTCTTTCACATCGGCTCCGATGGAGAGCTGCCAGTCCGCACCGGCCTTGCTCTGTGCGACAATGTTCTTCGCATCGTCATTCTCCGAGACGATTTCGCCGGTGATCTCCAGCGCGTTGTTCTTCACGCTGGCGGAGATCATTCCCACGCGGGCCTCGGTCTTGTTCTCGTGATTTGCCAGAAGCGGCACGGTGTCGGGAATCTCCATCCCGGCGAGATCGACGACCACCGGATGCTTCCATCCCGGCAGATTCATTTTCCCGCCGCTGTAGGCAATTCCGGCGACTTTGGGCTTCCCGCCCGCCGCTTCGATGAGGGTGAATTCACTCAATGTTCACTACTCCTTGGGTTCTGAACCGTCTTCCGGTTCGGTTGGTGTTTCTGCCGGTTCTTCCCCGGCGATGGGGATGCCCAGCTGCTTCATCAGTCTGATTTCCTTCGCCCGTTGGTGCAGGACCGACATGTAGTCTCTGCCGTCCTTGGCGCATTCCGCCGCGAGCGTGGTCGTGTTGTTCGCCAGCCGTTTCTCCTGTGCGGCCGCTTCCTTGCTCGGATCGACATGGGGGAATCCGTCCCAGAACCATGTGTGCCTTTCTGACATGAAAGGCTGCATGGTCGTGAGCAGGTATTCCCGGAACCACACCTCGAAGATCCTGTTCAGGACTTCGCTTTCCCAGAACGACCTGTCGACCAGAATCGACTTGTGATAGATCTGATTGTCGAGTCTGCCGCTGGCGTAGTTGTGGCCGCTGAAGTCCCCCGCCAGCGTCCCGTAGGTCGTGACGGCGCACCGGGCGATTTCGGAAAGGATGATCTTCACAAATTCCGAATGGTTCGCAGCCGGCTGCTTGGGATCGAGCTGTCCCATCTTCCATCCGGCCGGGACGGTCAGCATCATATTCCTTTCGAGAGGGATGCTGTCCATCGGCTCCACCTCGTCCGATTCCCCGTTTGGGGGCGCGTCGGTATAGAGGATTGCTGCAAAGTCCGCTGCGGCTTCTGCCGCTGAAAGCACAGCCAGATTGTAACGTCTCAGCTGGGCGAACAACGGGAGCGCGGCGGTCAGTTCCGGAATGCCGCGATGGAGACCGGGGCGGTCCTGACGGAAGATATGGATCATAAATTCCGCAGGTACCCGGACCGCCTCGTCTCCCGGCATGTAGTGGATGTCTCCGGGGTGGTATTTCAGGACCCTGTATGAGAGAGGGTTGCCCCACTGGTCAAAGGTGATGCCGTCCACGCTCCTGTCATCCTCGACCCATTTGAGATCGCCGGAGATGCGGTCGGCTTCCACCAGCATCAGGTCCAGCTTGACTTCGTGACGGACTTTGGGATTGGTCGCCAGCACCGCGAATGCCTCGCCGTCCTGACATCTTGCCATCCGCATGGTTCGGAGTTTCGCCGGGAGGTGAACCGCATCCGCCCATTTGCTGAACGCGGTTTCCACCTCGTCGTTGAAATTTTCGTCTCCGGAGAGCATCTGGAGGCGCGGTCCCGTTCCGATGGTGTCGTTGGCCAGCATCTGCACCAATCCCTTGGCATACGAGTTGTTCGCTACCTCGTAACGGGCCCTCTGCCGGAGGGTGCGCCGGACTTCCGGCGACGCCTCCATGTCGGCGGAGAGATGATCGGCCGCCGCCCAATGCCGGTGGTTGTCGGTCGTGGTCTGCGCCGCATCGAAGCGGGCCTTGACCACCTTCTGTTTCGGAGGTGTTCTGCTCCGGAAAATTGATTTGATCTTGTTGAACATGGATGACTCCTCACGCCCCTGAATGGCTCAGTTTCGTTATCTTCAGGCCGCTGTTGCGGGATTTCACAGCCTTTTTCGACGCGAGATATTCATCCGCCGCGATCTGGTCCTTGAGAGAATGCTGTTCGACGCGCTGTCCGTCGACTTCGGCGGACTTCGGCCCGGACGCATTCTTCCGGATGCTTTCCTCGATGGTTTCACTTTTCGTCATTGGGACACCTCTGTTCGTATCTGCCGCGATACGCCTCGCATTCTCCGATGATGAACTCAGTGGCATGCTCGCACTTGTGCGTCAATGCACACTCGATGGCGGCAAACGCCTTCCGCATCTTGCGGATCTGCCGTCTCTGATACCAGTATTCCGAGAGCAGCTTGCTGTACTGTCTGGAACATCTCCGGCATCCGGGTTCGGTTTCACACATCCTTGACCTCCGTTGACTTAGAAATTTATTACTTCATTTGAAGTAGTTTTTGGTTTACCGTTTCAATCCGTTCTCCGATCCACGCCATCACGTTGACACACATCGAGTTGCCGCATGCTTTGTAGCGCGGGGCGTCGGGACATTCCTCTTCCGGCTTACCTTTCCAGGAAATCCGGGTCCAGTTGTCGGGGAACCCCATAAGCCTTTCACATTCAATCGGGAGCAGTTTCCTCACCGTAGCCTGCCAGCCGACACCGGGAACGGATGCCGCCGTCACCGTGTTCATCGGAGCGCCGTCTTCGCCAACGCCGACTCCCTGTCGGTTTTGGGCATCGTGCTTCTCCGGATCGCGGGTGGCGTTTCGCAGGTCCAGCGGAACGCATTCATCGTAGGCCACGGCGTGAACATCTTTGACGGTCTGCGTATACATCACGCCGTCTTCGCTCACCCCCAGACCGGAACCGCCTTTGCGTTCGGCTTTCGCCATCTTGTCCCCGTCAAGGGCGATGACGACCGTTTCCGTGTGCGGTCCCTTGGTCGTGACCGTCTGGCTCGTTTCAGCCTTCGTCACGTAGAGACCGCCGTTCTTCCGGTCCTTTCTCGTCCCGTTGGCATCGCAGAAGGAGAGATGGAAGCACTCATTCCAGGTGATCGCCGGAGTGATCGCCGCCCGGAGCGTCGGAAAGACATTCTTCCAGAATCCCTGTTGAATGCCGCCAGCATCGTTTTTGATGAAGCCGATGACATCGGGCTCCTTCACCAGCGGAAGATTCCCTCCGCCAGTCCCCATCCGGGCGACAATGGACTGAGAGACCTCCACGGGCTTGATCCGGGAGTCCTGGGCGTGGTTCTCATAGCAGAGGTAGTTCTGCTGTTTTGCTCCGGGACTTGCCGTGAGCGCCCCGGCGACTGTCCCGTCCTGACTTATGAGACGGACCTCATCTCTGCTGTTCTGCTGAAAGCAGATCGCCTTGCCGCCCTTGTAGTCCGTGGCGATCAGCGTTGGCGCGAGATCCGTGTCATGCACATCCACTTGCCGGGTGTCCAGACACTCCACGGAATCTTCCCGCGGTTCGATCACACACTGCAGCCGTCCCTTGTCTGGCATCAGCTGGCGGTCGCTGGTGACGGTGAGCGTCCCTGCGACATCCTCTCCGTTCCAGAAACGGCCTTCCGGCTTCTTCTGCTTGGAAACGCAGACGCAGTTCTCAAGGCCGCTGTTGCTGCATCCGAGGGCATTGGCGTGATCGTCGTTGCTGATCGGGGTCTGCGCGCCGTGGACGGTGTAAACGACCGTCTGATCGTTTCCGGTCGCCAGCGTGTGGCTCAGGTCATCTCCGATGAGAGCTCCTTTGCCTCCTCCCGGTTTTCCGCACCGCATCCGGATTGACTTTGCCGTATCAATGCCGCCTTCAGCACCGGCGGGAGCGGTTTGCCCCTTCGTTCGGCACGGCGGAGAATTCCCTCCGCACATTTCACCGTCAAATAATACTTGAGCGGGATATTTCCAATGATCAAGATATCCGACAAGGAAGAGACGCTTCCTTCGCTGCGGGACCGCCCTTGGAAATTTGGAAACTCGGGTGTATTGAGCGTCAAGTATTCGCCAGCATACACCGAAATGACCGGGGGTTCCGGTGACGATCCCTGACTTCCGCCAACCGTCATCCGGCACGGGGACGTCCCAGCCGCAGAGGAGAGAAACAAATCTTGCGAAGTCCTCTCCGTTGTGGCTTGAAAGTGTCGCGGGGACATTTTCCCACAGCACCCAGCGCGTTCCAGTTTCAAAGCAAAGTCGTACAAAGTCGAGAGCGAGGACGCTCCGAGAACCGTCAAATCCCAGTCGTTTTCCGGCAATTGAGAGGTCTTGACAAGGCGTCCCCCCGACGAGCAGGTCGATTTGTCCGTCATAATCATCCTTTTTTATTAGGGTAAAATCTCCAAGGTTCGGAGTCGTGCCGCCGTCCGGCATTTCCGCGATCAGGGACTGCCAGGAAAGGCGTTGCTTCCGGTCTTTTTCATCCGATGCGGCATCCGGATCAAGCGGTCGGAGCGGTTTCGTCGCGCCGAGCCGCTGCATCAGCACCGCCGCCGGGAACGGCTCCACCTCCGAGAAGAAGGCCGGAGTCCACCCGAGATGCCGCCAGGCAAGGCTCGCCGCCTCAACTCCGCTGCAAATACTGCCGTATCTCATGCTGGTCCTTTCGTTGTTGAATCAATGTGTCTCTATCGGGGTTATCGCCACCCAGGGGTGCATTTTGGCCCCTATTTTTCAAAAAAAATCGAAAAATTTTTTAACGCAAGGTCAGAATCAGGCATTTAGAGACCTGCATCGAAAAACCGGTTGAGGGAGAGAGTGATTTTTCGCCATCGGAGACGATTTGAAATAATCTCCGGATGGTGTATATTATGCCTGTTGTTTTAGGAAGAAAAGGAGTCCGCTATGGGACAGGGAAGACATAAGGAAGAGAACATCACGAGACGGCAGGCGGAAGTGATGCAGGAGATCTGTCGGTTTTTCTCGACATATGGGAAAATGCCGAGGATGCAGCAGTTGGCCGATGCGTTCGGAATATCCGTGCCGAGCATCTATGATATTCTTCAGGAGCTGGTTTCCAAAGGTTACTTGAAACGCATTGAAAAGGGAGCCACCAAGCCGTATGTGATCAATAAAGCTGTTGAGCCGGAAGCTCTTGTCACAGTTCAGATCCCTGTCCTCGGCGAAATCCCCGGCGGTGTGCCTGTGGAGGAGTTCGAAGACCGGAGCGGCGATGAAACTGTTTCCGTGGATAAAGCTCTCACCACCAACGGGGATGTGTTTGCACTGCGCGTGAAGGGCGACAGCATGATCGGCGCTGGCATCAGAACCGGCGACATCGTCATCATCCGCCACCAGCCCATTGCCGCGGACGGGGACATTGTGGCGGCGTCCGTCAACAATGAAGTGACGCTGAAACGGCTCGTGAACCGCCCCGACCGCATCGCGCTGGAAGCGGAGAATCCGGAATTCAACCCCATTGAGCTTACTCGTTACGACTCCTTCCGGGTTATCGGCAAAATGGTGGGTATCATCAAACAGGAGGCAGATAACAATGGCGGGGAGTAATTTACGAAAATTCAAGAACCCGGAGGTCCTACGAAAATTCTCGTTTCAGCGTCTACTGGAAATGGTGGGACGCTACAAGGGCTATTTCGACCGGATGCAGTTCCAGATCGAAGGCGCGACCGAGGAGACCTTCGATTATGACAGGCTTGCGGAAATCCTTTCGAATCAGATGTTCGTCGGCGAATACGAGGAACTTTTTAACGGCTTCGCGCTTGTCGGAGCCACCAGCATGGAATGCTTCAACGACGTCCTGCGGACTTTCATTTCGAGAAGCAGTTATGCCGGTGAACTGACGGACACCATGTCCACGGCGGATATGGCTCTGCTGGTGTATCTCCATGACCCCGAAGAACTCAGCGTTCTTGAGACGGACTATGCCGCACTGAAAAAGAAGTCCTTTGCGATGCGGGCGACGCGGCGGGACATCCGCAATCTGGTCATCACTCCGGCGCAGATCCGCGACTTCGAAGAGGGAATGAATCTGATTTTCCAGTCGAAGAACTACGGAAACACGGCCCGTGTGACCCTGACGGAGAACGACAGCCGCGAACTCGTGCTGCTTGTCCGGCATGGCGACTCCTACCGTCGGCAGGGCATCGTCATGAACGGCAGGAAATCTAAGACCATCGGTTTTCAGCCGGAAAGTTACAACACTTTGAGCATCAATAGAGATACCGGGGAATTGCGGTTGGGCATCCCCACCAGTCCCAAGTGGATGGAGGATGCCTACTGCAGGCAGCTCGGCAAGAGCCTCTTCAATGATTACGATGCCTTTTCCGCTCCGCGCATCAACGATCTGGACAAGATCAGGGAACTCGGTCGGAACATCCTCGTCTATCACGGGGCGGCGGAGGTGAAGAGCATCTCCCTGCTGTCGATCAAGGCGTTCCTCAGCGGGAGCGACGGAATGTCAGCAATCCTGGAGGCGGATGACGGAGACCTGTTCCGGGACATGGAACGGCATCATTTCAAGCTGTCGAGCATGGGTCGGATCATCCGGGCGAAGTTTCTGGTGAAAATCGGGCGGTCAGAGCGGACGATTATCCTTGACGCATCCAACCGGTCAGGATATGATTACGATGATTTCGGCATGGTGGTGGACGAGTGGCTGCGACAGGTCGGCATCATCCACACTTTAATGCAGAATGACGAGGCCATTCATGTGGAACTCCTTGCTGACGAATGCAAGATCGCTGCCGCTGTTTGACTGGAAAGTCCTGCTTCCCGGCATCGACATCGGGCAGTTCCGGGCAAAATATCTGAACCCGGCTCCGGGAGAGGCTTTGCGACTGCTATGCCCGGATGCCGCCGACTGTCCGGAGGAGTGTCATTACCGGAAAGTCCGGGAACTGAGTTCCGGACTTATGGCATGCTGTCCCTTGGACATCACCCGGCCCAGAATTCCGGTCACGCCGGAAGACATCGGTATTTTCCGTTTGAATTACGCCCGTGTCCACAAGGAAATCGCCAATGCCCTCGGCATTGAGTTTTCCAGTGTGGATCTGGACGATGCCTTTTTCTGGGAACTTGGCTGTCTGAAGACCGGAACGGGAAGCCGGATGCCGGTCTATATTTCCTATTATATAAATACAATGGTCTTCGAACACCGGCTGGAGAATCTGCTCAAGGAAGACCGGACTTTCATCCTTCTTGTCGGCAGACTTGCTGACGTTCCAAAGGCGATGCTCGCCGCGCTGCGGCAGAAGAAGTGTGTCTGCCTGGGGCTGGATGATTGTGTATCCATCACCCCGGACGGCAGTTTTGCCGCGGACGGCGAAACTGTGAATCTTCTGAACGGCATCCGTTCCGCCAGACAGCCGATGGCGCTGACGGAATACCAGTGCGCCCCCGACACGAAATGGGCGGATGTCCACATCCGGAAAAAGGACAACGACAACATCTCTGTCTGGGTCAAGGGAGAGGCTCCGGTTCAGATCAATTATCTGCAACTTGGTCTGTGCAACCAGGTCAAGGGATGTCCTTCACATGCGTTTACAGCTCTGCTCGCTCTGCTGGCCATGCCGGGCAAGGTGCTCCCGTTACCGGCCAGAGGCACACCAGAGTATGATTTCTGGAAACGCCGGAAACTGGATATCTGCGCTGCCCTGAGAAGATTCTTTCCGAACATCAACGATGGCGACCCCATTGAATTCGTGAAAAACGAAGGATATCAGGTGCGTTTCGTCAACCGGGACGATGCCACCGGCTCTTCCAACTACCATCCCGCCCGGACCTGATCCGATCCCATAGCGGCCCCTCCGGCACTCTGTCATCACGGCAGGGTGCTTTTTTTTTTGCCCTTTTCCGGCATTTTCGGCGCAAAGTCCGGTGTAAAACCTCCCCGTCCGGTGTATTACACCGGGTTTTACACCGGGCGTTCAGACCTTTTTTAAAGATTTTTCTATTGCACAACTCTCACGTTATCAACAACAATGTGATTTTGCACCCGGTGTAAAACCCCATTTTGCACCGGAGCCGGTGTAATTGCACCATTGGGGAGCGGAAGGCAAAAACGAAAGAACAATGCCGGACGCTTCAGTCCTCCGCCTTCCGCTCTGGAGCGGCCGGGGAGGAGAGCAGAAATGGCTCACATTATCACCGACGCGGAAGCGCAGACACTCACCCGAATCGCAAAATCACTCATCGGCCCCATCGTCAGTCAGGGGCTGATACAGAAGCGGGACATGGACGATGCAGTCCAGGAACTGCTGCTGGAGGCCGTCAGACTGTCCGATCAGTATGATGACAGTTCCGCGGCGGAATTCATCACCTATGCACACGGAGTTATGAAAATTCAGGTCTTCCGGGTGATCCGGAAATTCCGCTCGGCGACATCGCGCATTCTGACCGATGCAATATCCATTGATGCCGTCTGCGATGCCGAAGACACGGACGATGCCCCCGATTACAGCAAAATCGGGATGCTTCAAATGCAGAATGAGACAGCATCGCAGGAACACAGGCGGCAGGAACAGATCCTCCGCGTCCGCAGTGTCATCAACTGTCTTCCCTCCGATTCGCAGGTCATCTGCCGCCTTCTGATAGCCGATTGCTCCGTTGCGGAAATTTCCAGAAGAACGGCGCTTTCGCGGAAGACCCTCCGACGCAAAATCGAATTCATCAAAACCGCTTTGCTTGAGGCCGGAGTCATCATCCGCGGGAAAAATAATTGAAAAATTTTTCAAAAACAGGGGCCAATTTGCACCCCTGCCTGGCGATAACCCCGATAGAGAGCAACGCATCCACAAAAGGAAAAACAGCATGAACAGCAACTTCATCACCCACGAACCGGCGGACATCTATCATGCCCGCAGCCGCAGCGGAGAATTCATGTCCAGCCATCTTCTGGCGGACTTCCGGGAATCCCCGGCTCTCTTCCGCAAAGAGATCAACGGCGAGATCGAGCAGAAGGACACACCCGCCTTCGTACTGGGACGCGCAGCGCACAGTCTGATCCTGGAAGGACGCACCGCCTTCGACCGCGATTTCGTGGTCACGGACGGTCCGGTCAACCCAAGAACCGGCGAACCCTACGGAGCGAAGACCAAGGCGTATACCGAATGGCTGGCGGCCCAGGACCGGGAGGTCGTGTCCGGCAAGGATTACTCCTTCATTTTGAATCTTCAGCGGAGCGTCCATCTCCACGCGGCCGCCTCCGAACTGCTCGCCAGCGGCGAGGCCGAAGGCGTGGTCCGGGCCGAATACAGCGGCGTTCCCTGTCAGATCCGGATGGACTGGTTCAGTCCGGAACACGGTCTGGTCGATCTCAAGACCTGCGACAGCCTGAAGTGGTTCGAGTCCGACTGCCGCCGCTATGGATACATCTTCCAGCTGGCATTCTACCGGGCCATCATTCGGACCGTGACCGGCGTCACCGTCCCCATTCACATCATCGCCGTGGAAAAGAACGAGCCCTTTGCCACGGGAGTGTGGCAGCTCACCGGCGAAGTTCTCGATCTGGCTGAACTGATCAACGAAGCCGCGCTGGAACGCTACAAGAACTGCCAGCACACCGGCATTTGGCCCACCGGCTACGAAGACATCCGCATTATCGATTCCCTCTGAACACATAACAAAACTCAAATATAAGGAAAAAGCATCATGAACAAGATCTATGGAGAAATCGCCGTCGTCACCCCCGAAGAAGCCCAGACCATCCTCAACACCCGCAACACGGTCAACCGCCCCATCGACAAGCGGCAGGTCGCCCGTTATGCCGCCTCCATGAAGGCGGGAGCATGGCGGATCAACGGCGAATGCCTGGTCTTCGCTCCGGACGGGACGCTGCTCGACGGGCAGAACCGCCTCGCGGCCGTGGTGAAGGCCGGAGTTTCCGTGGCTTTCTGCGTGTGGTACAATGTTCCGGAAGACGCCCGTTCCTCGATGGACAGCGGAAAAAAGCGCACCGCCGCCGATGTGCTTCACTTCAAGGGCTACCGCAACGCCAACATCATGGCTCCCATCGTCCGCATGGCATATGTCTACGATATGCTCGACCGGAAGATGAATCTCTCCGGAAAAGCGCACGAGGTCAACACCGACATCATCGAGCGTTATGCGGAGTATCTGAATCCCGACGTCGCGGAATCCACAGCCATCGCCGCATCCTGCCGGTATTACCTGAAGCCGTCCGTTGTCGGATTCTGCCATCTGATCTTCTCCCGGAAGAACAAGGCTCTCGCGGACGAGTTCATTCATCAGCTGAGAACCGGAGAGCATCTCACGGAAGGGCATCCCGTTCTGGCGCTGTTCAACAAACTGATCGGCGCATACAGAAACGGGAAGAGCGATTTGTCCGCCCGCCAGCAGATCGCGCTCTACATCAAGGCATGGAATGCCTACGTCGCCGACCAGCTTCTGCCCGAACTCAGCTGGAATTCCAAAACCGAAGCCTTCCCGGTGGTGGCATAATGGAAAAAAAATACCTGCTCATGCACATCCTCGATGTGCATACCGCCGCCCCGTTCAAGGACCTGTTCACGATCAAGCCCTCGGTTCTGGCGGACATCACCGACTCCATGAAGAAAAAAGGGTATGACGAAGCGTTCCCGCTCATTCTCTGGGCGGGCCACGGCGGGGTTCTGGTGGACGGGCATACCCGACTCCAGGCCGCCAAGGATGCGGGGGTGCTGGACGTGGCGGTCGTCATGCACGATTTCGCCGATGAGCTGGAGGCCTTGGAATACGCCATCGCCTGTCAGAGCCATCGCAGAAATCTCACGAACGGGGAAATGCTCGCCTGCCTCGCGGCGCTGGATGAACGGAAAAAAGTCGGACGTCCCGAAAAAACTACTTCAAATGAAGTAATTTCCGGCAGGACTTCCAAAAAGACGGCGGAATTGCTCGGCACATCCCCGACAAAAGTGGAAAAACTGCGGACGATCAATTCCCATGCCACGCCGGAAATCAGGGAGTCTCTGACCAAGGGGGACATTTCCGTCAACCGGGCATACAACGAGACGATGCGTCATCGCCGCGCCGATGAAAATCACATCCGGGAAGTCGCGCCCGAAGATGCGAAAAAGGAGAGACTGAAGGCGCTTGAGGAAAGCATCATCAAAATGGTCTCCATAAGGATTGAGCGGGAAATCCGCGAATACCCGGAAATCCGGTATGGAGAACAGGAGCGCCGGGAGCTGATTGCGAGATGTGTTTCCGGAATAACCGCCGCGATGGGAAATCTGCCCCTGGAAGCAGCAGAAAACACGACACGATAAGGAGAAACATACTATGGGAATGCTTGAAACGATCCAGTCCGGCCGCGAGAACCGGCCGCCGCGCATCATGATCTACGGAAGCGAGGGAGTCGGGAAATCGACCTTCGGAGCCTCCGCGCCGAACCCGATCTTCATCCAGACCGAGGACGGCCTCGGTGAGCTCGACTGCCGGAAGTTCCCGCTGGCACACAGTCTCGCCGAAGTGCTGGCCCAGCTGACCGCTCTGCGCGATGAACAGCACAACTTCCAGACGGTGGTCGTGGACTCCGCCGACTGGCTGGAACGCCTGATCTTCGACGAGGTCTGCCGGGAATACGGCGTCCGGAACATCGAGAAGGCGGACGGCGGCTACGGCAAGGGATACACCCACGCTCTCACCCACTGGCGCAAGGTCGTGAACCTTCTCCAGGAGCTTCGGGACAAGAGAGGCATGATGGTGATTCTGGTCGCCCACGCCAAGGTGGAGCGCTTCGAAGATCCGGAGAATGCGGCCTATGATCGGTACACGCCGCGCCTCCACAAGCACGCCGCATCCCTGATTGCGGAATGGGTCGACGCCGTCCTGTTCGCAAACAAGAAGTTCCGCGTCACCAAAGATTCCGGCGACCGGGCGATTGCCGCCCCCATCGGCGCGGACGGCGGAGAGCGTATCATCCGCACGGTCGGTTCCCCGGCCTGCATCGCCAAAAACCGCTATGGTCTGCCGGGGGAGATCCCCCTGTCGTGGACCGCATTCATCAACGCTTACCAAAAGACCCTGGAGGAAAAACATGGGAAAATGCAGTGAGAAGTGTGAAATCTACAGCCGCGTGACCGGCTACTACCGCCCCGTTTCCAACTGGAATCGTGGCAAACAGCAGGAGTTCAAGGACAGAAAGATGTTCGAGGTTCAGCAGAAATGTCCGAAAAAATAATCGTTGCAAACAGGCCGCTGACCTGCGATCTCTGCGGACACCGAATTCCGCAGGGCTGCCGATGCCGCCTGATCCGGGACGATTTCCTGCCGTTCCTGACCTACTTCGAACATCTGAATTGTCCGTCCGGTCCGGCAGTCGTCCGCCCGAACTACACTCCCAACAAACCCGTCAACAGCAACCGTCAGCCGCTGCCCGCGCTGGCGTAACAGAAAGAGGAAACACATCATGGCAACTCTCAATTTCAATGCGAACGAAGTCGAACCCTCTGTCGGATTCGAGGCGATCCCCGCGGGGAAATACCAGGCCGTCATCGTCGATTCGGATATGAAGCCGAACAAGGCGGGAACCGGCGAGTATCTTCAGCTGGAGTTCGAGATCATCGAAGGGGAATACAAGAACCGTAAGGTCTGGACCCGGCTGAACCTGAACAATCCGAATCCGGACGCCGTCCGCATGGCCCGCGCCGACCTCTCGGCGATTTGTCACGCCGTCGGCGTCATCCAGCCCGGTGATTCTGCGGACCTGCACAATCTTCCCCTGACCATCACGGTGAAATGCCGCAAGACCCCGGACGGCGACATCGTGAACGAAATCAAGGGCTTCGCGGCGAAAGCCTCTGCCGCGGGAACCGCCGCAGGAGCCGCAACGTCCGCCGTCGCGCCGCAGCAGCCGCCCCAGCAGGGAACCGCGCCGTCCGCCCCGCCGTGGGCGCGGCAATGACGGCGGAGTTCGAACTTCCGTGGCCGCCCAGCGTGAATCATTACTACCGTCATGTGGGACCGAGAGTGCTCATCTCCCGTGACGGCAGGAAATACCGCGAGCAGATCGTCGCCCGGTTTCATACGGACCGGGTGACGAAATACACCGGTCCGGTGGCGCTCGACATCGAGCTCTATCCCCCGGACAACCGCAGGCGGGATGTGGACAATTCGCTGAAGTGCTTATTGGACACGTTCACTCACGCAGGGCTTTACGAGGATGACAGCCAGATCCATCGGCTGACCATCACCAAACGCGAACCGATGCCCCCTGACGGGCTGGCATATGTAAGGATAAGAGAATGGAACGCAGACAGAACGGCGGACAGCGCCGGAAAATCGTGCAGGACTACCTCGCGGGCATCACCGATGACCGGGAGCGGCTTGTGTGCTACCTCTACGTGAACAACTTCGATGATTACGAGGTGCGGAGATTCCTGCGAATCTCCCGGAAGCAGCTCGAAGACATCAGGGGCGTGATCCGGAAAGCCCTGATCGCGGCGGGCATCAAGACGGCGGAGGCTTGAATATGGACCTTCGACCGTATCAAGCGGCGGCGGTCGAAGCGGTATATCGGCATCTGCGGGAGAAGGACAACAATCCCTGCATCGTGCTGCCGACAGGCACGGGCAAGTCCGTGGTGATCGCAAAGATCGTTTCCGATTCCGTCCGGCAATGGCACGGGCGGGTGCTCATTTTAGCCCACGTCAAAGAGCTGTTGGAACAGAATTCCGGCAAAGTCAAGGCATTCTGCCCGGACATCCCCATCGGGATCTTCTCGGCGGGACTGAAGTCCCGCGACACCGATGAGCCGGTGATCGTGGCGGGCATCCAGAGCGTGTATAATAAGGCATGCGATCTGGGCGCGTTCGATCTGGTGATCGTCGATGAAGCACACCTCATCGCCCCGGACGGGGACGGGATGTATCGCACATTCCTCAAGGATATGAAAGTGATCAACCCCCATGTCCGGGTGATCGGTCTCACGGCAACACCTTTCCGTCTCAAAGGCGGACTGATCTGTCAGCCGGAGAACATCCTGAACGAGGTGTGCTACGAGGCGGGTCTCAAGGAGATGATCGCGCAGGGATACCTGTCACCGCTCATCTCCAAGGCAGGTCGGACCGAGGCGAATCTGGACGATTTGCACATCCGCGGCGGGGAGTTCATCGGCGAAGAGATGGCGGCGGCGATGGACAACGAGCAGATCGTGTCCTCGGCCTGCCGGGAGATCGTCGACCTGACCAGAGACCGGAAATCGGTGCTGATCTTCACGACCAGTGTGGAACACTGCAAACATGTGGCGGAGAAAATCCAGGCGTATTCCGGACAGGAGTGCGCTGTGGTGACCGGCGACACTTCCACAGGGGAGCGAGCCGAGATTATCTCCCGGTTCAAGGGAGAATTGGTCCCCGCCGACCTGTTTGGCAAGACGAAGCCGCAGCTCAAGTTCCTCTGCAACGTGAACGTGCTTACGACCGGCTTCGACGCCCCGAACACCGACTGCGTGGTTCTGCTCCGGCCGACCAATTCGGCCGGTCTGCTGATCCAGATGGTCGGCAGAGGCACACGGCTGTCGCCCCAGACCGGCAAAACCGACTGCCTTGTTCTGGACTACGGCGGGAACATCCTCAGACACGGTCCGGTGGACATGATTCGCGTCAAGGAACCCGGCGCTGGCAAGGGCGGCGACGCCCCGGCGAAGAAGTGTCCGCAGTGTCTGGCCCTGATCCATGCGGCGTATGCGAAGTGCCCGCAGTGCGGCTTCGAGTTCCCGCCGTCTGAGAAGAGCAATCTTTCGGACAAGGCATCCTCGGCCGGAATTATATCCGGGCAGATCGACTATACGGACTACGACGTGAAGGACGTGTACTACTGCGTCCACGAGAAGCGTTACGCCGAACCGGGAACGCCGCGCACCATGCGGATCGACTATCAGATCGGCTTCGACGAGTTCAAATCTGAGTGGGTCTGTCCGGAGCACACGGGATACGCCCGCGACAAGTTCCTGAAGTGGTGGCGGGAACGGGCCGCCCTCGGCTGTCCGATTCCGAGCACCGCGCGGGAAGCAGTCGCCCTGGCGAATCAGGGACTGCTCGCCGCACCTGAACGCATCACCGTGCGCTCTGTCGCCGGAGAGAAGTTCGACCGGATCACCCGCTGGGTCTTGAAAGACCGCCCCGTCATGCGGGAACCGGGGGACGATTCCGCCGAGATCGAGTCGGAATATCCCTCCAACAGTCCCGGCGATCTGGGCGTGTCTCAGGATTTTGATCCGGGCGATATACCGTTTTGACAACGGACACCACATTGTCCGCTGACCGCGAAAACACACAATAAAAGATAAAATTTTGGAGATTATCATGCGCAAACTCGCATCCATCGTCACCATCAGAGAGGTGAAAGACGTCCCCTGGAGCGACACCCTGTCGGTCGCGTCCATGCAGGGCAAGGGCTGGCAGGTCGTGATCGGCCGGGATTCCCTCAAGCACGGCGACCGGGCCGTGTATTTCGAGATCGACTCGGCGCTGCCGCCGACCGACGCCCGGTTCGATTTTCTCAAGGAGAAATGCCTCAAAACGTGGTCGCTCAACGGCGAAGTCCTCAAGCAGACCATCCGAATCAAGACCATGAAAATCCGCGGAGTGGTCAGTCAGGGACTCCTGATGCCGCTGACCGAATTCCCCGAACTGGCGAACCTCCCGGACGGCGAGGACGTCACCGCCCGTTTGGGCGTGGAACACTACGACGAGGTCGCCGCCCCGTTCCGGGCTTTCGACGGGACTCTCCGGGTCTCCGGCGATGCGCTGGGGGAATTCCCCGAATTCATCCCGAAGACCGATGAGGAGCGCATCCAGAACCTGACCGGCTGTTTCGAGACGATGAAGGGAAAGCTGTTCGAAGTCACGGGCAAGGACGACGGCTGTTCCATGACGGTCTACTTCAGTCCCTCCCATTTCCCGGACGCCCCGTTCGGAGTATGTTCCCGGAACAAGAATCTGAAGGACACCGACACCAGCAGTCTCTGGGAGATCGCCCGGAGATATCAGATGCCCTCCAAACTGGCGCACATCGGTCGCGAGCTGGCGTTCCAGGGTGAGTTCGTCGGCCCCGGCTGCAACGGGAACCGCGATCTTTACCGCGAAAGCGAGTGGCACGTCTTCCGGATCTGGGACATCGGGAACGCCTGCTTCCTTCTGCCGGAGGAACGCCGCGAACTGTGCCGGAGATACAAGATTCCGCACGTCCCGGTGATCGAGGAGGAATGCCCGGTGTTCGACCGCTTCCGGTCCGTGGAGGAAATCCTCACCTTCGCCGAAGGCAAGACCGATCGCGGTCACGAACGCGAAGGGCTGGTGTTCAAGGAAGTCGGGACCGGTCATCCGTTCTCGTTCAAGGCCGTCAGCAACCGCTATCTTCTCAAACTCAAATAACGGAGGAAATATGAGCTGGGGAACTTACTACAAGCACGAAGGCTATCTCTCCCGGATCGGCAAAAACGAAATCGAAAGCAAACGCGAGGAATGTCAGAACATCAACGATATGCTCTGGCGTGAGATCCTCGCCTACATGGCCTCGACGCCGCCGGCAACGGCGAAAGACGCCGAGGGAAACGAATACCCGTGGCCCGAGTTTATCGCCATGAAGGTCAGAGAACTGCGCGAGGAGATCGAGGACAACGCCGGTCTCATGGCGCGGCTCGACGACTGCGAAGAAGCGATGAAAGAGAATCCCGAAAACGTGACGGAGGGCTGACATGGCAAGAGACTTCACAGAACAGATCGAAAGGTCCCGCAAAAGACTGGCGAAATGCCTGAATCTGCTGGAAGCGGTGACCGGCGAACTGGAGTTCGTGTTCGAACAGAACAGGGACTGGAATTCCGAAATCAAGTATCAGATCGAGGAGGCGGCCGTGAAGCTCGGCTTCTCGCTGGCCACGCTGACCAACTGGTTCGACGACGAACCCGAACAGGAGTAAATATATGTCAACACGAGGAATTATCGCAATTGAAGATCCCGACAAGACCTGCCGGGCGATCTACGTCCATTTCGATATGTATCTGGACGGCGCGGGCATCTGCCTGACGCAGCACTATACCACGCAGAACCGGGTCGAGAAACTGCTGGCGCTCGGCGGCCTGTCCGCACTCGGCGACAAACTGTCGGAAGACGATCCCGAACCGGAGGCGCAGGATGTCTGCATCGCATATCACCGCGACTACGGCGAGGAATACGACGCTCCCGATGAATGGGAGTCCGCCGACAAACTGCTGGCACAGGCCCACCACATGTATTGGGCGGAATATGTGTATGTGTTCCGCAATGGCGAATGGGTATTCGACACCCCGTATCGTCCGCAGGGATGGCGTTCAGTCAAACAAACACTTCAGGAGGAGAAATAAGATGAACATCGAATGGAAAATCACGGAGCAGGAATCACAGCAGGAAATGGTCAGCGCGGACGGCCGCTGGCACATCACCAAGAACCAGAAAGGCAATCTGGAACCGTCCTTTTTCCTGACGAATTACGATCTGTTGCTCAGTCCGCACGGTTGCGGCACGGACTACAAGCAGTGCTTCGAGTCCTTCATCGCCGACTGCGATGTTTTCATCGAAAAGATCAAAGCCGTCCGCGATCAGGCCCGGATGCACATGGACGAGATGCTCGCCGCGGCAAAGGAGCTGGAAACGCATGAAAATTGAAGCCATCCTCGGTCTCGTCATGGCCGAAATCAACCGCGCCGAGAAACTGCATCCCGTCTGGCCCACCGATCCGGTCAAGGCGGCCGCGATCCCGGCAGAGGAAGCCGGGGAGTTGCTGAAAGCCGCCAATGATTACGGCGAGAAACGTACTTCGCATCAGTCGATGATCACCGAAGCAGTCCATACCGCCGCATCAGCCATCCGATTCCTGAAAAATCTGGAGGAGAAAAACAATGAGTAACGTCACGACTTTCAAGTTCAACGATCTGCCCGTCCGCATCGTGGAAAAGGACGGCAAGCCCCTGTTCGTCATCCGGGACATCTGCAACATCCTGGGCTTCTCTAACCCGAACCGTCAGCTGGCCGTCCACACCGAGAACAAGCCCCTCTACGAGCGGATCAGCACTCCCGGCGGTCTGCAGGTCGTGCGTCTGGTCCCCCGCGAGGACGTGGAGAAGATCCTCGCCCCGAATCGCGGCCGGAAAGCCGCCGCGCTTCGCCGCTGGCTGCGGACGGAGGTCTATCCGAAGGTGTTCCCGGAGGTCGCGGCGGGGTCGTTCCTGTTCGTGATCCTGGACCTCTCCTGTCCGACCGCGAAGGAGAAGGCCGCCCGTCATGAAAACCGATAAAGGAAGCATCGTCTCAGCGCTGAAACTGTGGTTCCGCAAAGATGATGTCTTCGAGATTCGGGTCTTGGACGCGACCACCTCCGAATGGATGCGTCCGCACATGGAGTCGGGATATTTCGATTACGAACACATCACGGACGCTGCCGAAGCGATCGGCAAACTGCGCTCCTTCCGGGGAGCGTATGCAACGGTGAATCCGGTCAATCCCGACCTGCTGGCCCGCGCCTGCAACCGGCTGCGCGGCATCACGAGGGAAGCCACCACCGCCGACACGGATATTCTGTCGCGCCGGTGGCTGCTGGTCGACTGCGATCCGAAGCGGGTGTCCGGCGTGTCGAGTTCCGACCCCGAACACGAAGCCGCCATTTCGATGGCATGCAAGATCCGCGCAGGTCTGTCCGCCTCCGGCTGGCCCGATCCCATCCTGATCGACTCCGGCAACGGGGCGCAGATGATGTATCGCATCGACCTGCCTGTCGCGGACGGCGATCTCGTCCAGAGGTGCATCGCGGGAATCGCAACTGCCGGGGATGACAAGGTGGACGTCGATCTCACGGTGTTCAACCCGGCCCGGATTTGGAGGATACCGGGAACGATGAACTGCAAGGGGGACGATGTCAAGACCCGGCCTCACCGCATGGCGCAGATCCTCTCCGCCCCGGAGAAGTTCGGGATCGTCACGCCGGAGCAGATGGAAACCGCCGCCTCCTGGAAGAGTGCCGCGACAGCGGAGCAGACCACCTCCTTACCAAGCGGCGGTGTGCAGGAGACCTCATCCTTACCAAGCCGGGAAGTTTCCGAGTTCAATCTGGACGATTGGATCGCCCGATACTGTCCGGAACTCGGTCAGCCGCAGGTGTGGAAGGACGGCAGAAAGTGGGTTTTCCCCGTCTGCCCGTTCAACGACGCGCACCGCAACCGGTCCGCCGTTTTGATCCAGCAGGCAAACGGGGCAATCGCCTTCCGGTGTCATCACAATTCCTGCACCGGCAACGACTGGTTCAAGCTCCGCGAACTGCGCGAACCTGGCTGTCACGACCGGAAGGAACAGCCGCTCCCGGACGTGGACATCTCCGGCATCCTGTCCCAGAAGCCGAAGGCGCTGCCGCCACCGGCCGAGCCGAAGACGGACAAGGAACCGATGCTCGCGCCACTGCCGGAGAAGCTGCTCGACGTGCCGGGCTTCATCACGGAATATGCGAACTACACCATGCGGACCGGACAGTATCCGAACCGCATCCTGGCATTCTGCAGCGCACTGGCGTTCCTCGCGTTCCTCACCGGCCGCAAGATCACCGACGAGCGCAACAACCGGGGTAACATCTATCTCGTCGCGCTGGCGAACAGCGGCACGGGCAAGGATCATCCCCGCAAGGTCAATATGAATGTCGCCATTCACCACGACCTTGGCGCTTGCATCGCGGAATCCTTCGGGTCCGGCGAGGGTCTGGAGGATGCGATGTTTCTGCATCCGTCCATGCTTTTCGAGATCGACGAGTTCGACACAGTTTTCAATTCCCTGAAGTTCGCCCGCGACGGACGCGGCGAATCAATTATGGAAAAACTGCTCCGCTTCTACGGAGCATCCAACGGAGTATATAAAATGAGAAAACTCTCCATACGCAACAACGAAGGCAAGAAGACCGACGACGACCGCAAGATCGTGAATCCGCATCTGGTCATCCTCGGAACCGCCATCCCGAAGTTCTTTTACTCGGCTTTGTCCGAACGTGTGCTGGCCAACGGACTCATCGCCCGGTGCATGATCCTGGACGCGGGAAAACGCGGCCACGGACGCAAGCCGTCCGGCGAAAGCATCCCGGACGCCATCACCCGCGCCATCGAGATCATCGGCAAATACGGGCAGTCCGGGAATCTCACCGAGATCAACCCGGCTCCCATGCTGATCCCGGCCGCGCCCGATGCCGATGTGCTTCTGTCCAAGCTGAACGAGAAGTACGACTGCATCTACGACCGGCACGAAGCCGAACAGCGCAACGAGGCGATGGCGTTCTGGGCGCGCGTCTTCGAGAAGGTGTGCAAGCTCTCCATGCTCTACGCCGTATCCGAGAACCCGGTCAAGCCCGTCATCTCGGTCGCCGGAGTCAAGTGGGCGGCCGCTTTCGTGGAACACGTCACCGACCAGATGCTGTTCATGGTGGACGCATACTCCTTCGAGAACCTCTTCGATGAGAAGTGCCGCAAGGCCGTCCGCTACATCCGGCAGGCCGGAGGCAAGATGAAGCACAGCCAGCTGCTGCGGAACATGCACGAGTCCAAGGAAGTGTTCAAGCAGATCATGGACACGCTGCAGGAGAACGGCACGGTCACCACGGACTTCATCCCGACCGAGGGGAAGACGGCGAAGTATTACCGGCTGGCCTGATTTCACAAAGGCGTTTTTCAAGTTCGCGGAGATCAGACCCGAAATCGCGGATCGCTCCTTGTGAATTTGGGAATCAGGATGTGAAAGAAGAAGATAGGGTAAATAACTAATAATTACTTACTTATAATTCTTCCTTCCCTTATTTCACAAATTCACAGCACACGTGGATTTCTTTATTTTGGGCCGTTTTCAGGGCCTTTCCGCATTATATCTGTGAATCCGTGAATTTGGGAATTTGCAGCCGGACCCCAGGAAAGGAGGTGCGTCTTGTGTGTTTATTCCAACGCGGCGGACGTCCTTCCGCCTGAACTGCTGCATGCCGTGCAGAAGCACTGGCGCGGTCTGCTGTATGTGCCGCCAGCGCCGGACTCGCCCCGGAGAGAAGACCCGGAGTTTATCCGAGCCATGATCCGGTCCGGATGCCCCGCCAATGATATAGCCACCGTTGCAGGCGTTACAACCAGAAGAGTCTATCAGATTGCCCGGATGCTCGGCCCTGAGAATCCGTATCACCATCCCAAAGTGACGGAAGAAGTGACGAAAGATCGACGGAAACCGCACCATAGACGGGATGCACACCGAAGGGGTCGGGAATGAGGCGGCAAGGCCCGGAGCGGCCTCAAATCCTATGGTTCCCCCCTCAAAAGGGAAAATGGATGGGCGCGCGGAAGGACTCGATCAGTTAAGCAGACTTGCTTGCCGATGACAAAACGCCGCTGGGCCGCCCTTGGGAACGGCCCGAATCACGCTCCTGGTCTGCCCGTGAGACGCGACAGCGGGGCTGTCTCGCGCCTATACGGGCGCGTCTGTAACCTTTTCAACAACAATCGTTACCAAAAAGGAAACAACATGAATATCGTCAACATGAAGATCACGGACATCCGTCCGTATGAGAAGAACCCGCGCCACAACGAGGGCGCGGTCGAGGCCGTTGCCCGGTCGATCAAGGAATTCGGCTGGCAGCAGCCCATCGTGGTGGACAAGGACATGGTCGTCATCGTCGGTCATACCCGGCTGAAGGCCGCCGAACAGCTGGGACTGACCGAGGTCCCGGTGGTCGTGGCGGATCACCTCACGCCGGAGCAGGTCCAGGCATACCGCATCGCCGACAACAAGACCGGCGAAATTGCCGAATGGGACTTCGCTCTGCTGCCGATGGAGCTGAAAGACCTTCAGAACGCCGACTTCGACCTGTCCGTGCTGGGTTTCGATCCCGAAGAACTGGACAAACTGCTGAACGGGGACGGCGAGGATACCGTGACCGAGGGCGAGACCGAACCGGACGCCGTTCCGGAAGTCCCGGAGGACGCGGCATCCGTCCCCGGCACGGTCTACCAGCTGGGGAAGCACAGACTCCTCTGCGGCGACGCGACCAAGGCGGAGGATGTCGCCCGGCTGATGGGCGAGGAGAAAGCGAACCTCTGGCTCACCGATCCCCCATACAACGTGGCGTATGAGGGCAGCAACGGCATGACCATCGAAAACGACAACATGGAGGACACGCAGTTCCGCGCGTTCCTCCGGGATGCGTTCCAGTGTGTGCATGACCGCATGGAACCCGGCGCGTCGTTCTACATCTTCCACGCCGACTCCGAGGGATACAACTTCCGGGGAGCCTGCCACGACATCGGTCTCAAAGTCCGGCAGTGCCTGATCTGGAAGAAGAACGCGCTCGTCCTGGGGCGGCAGGACTACCAGTGGCTCCACGAGCCCGCGCTCTACGGCTGGAAGGAAGGCGCTGCCCACGCATGGTACAACGACCGGAGTCAGACCACCGTCATGGAATACAACAAGCCCAAGCATAACGATGTGCATCCGACGATGAAACCCGTGGAGATGCTGGTGTATCTCATCAAGAATTCCAGCAGACGCGGCGACATCGTCATCGACACTTTCGGCGGGTCCGGAAGCACATTGATTGCCTGCGAGCAGACCGGACGGATCTGCCGCACGATGGAACTGGACCCGAAATATTGCGATGTGATCCGCCGCAGGTGGGCCGAGTTCACCGCCGGTGAAGGCTGCGACTGGCAGGCTCTCACCCCCGCCGTCAACAATGAAATGGAAGGAAACGCCAATGTATAAGACTTCGGAATGGGTGTCCACCGGGCATCCGGACAAACTCGCGGACTTCATCTCGTCCTTCATCCTCGACCGCTACATCGAACGCGACCCGAAGACCCGGTATGCGCTGGAGGTGCAGATCAAGGACAACTTCGTGACGCTGGGCGGCGAGATCACCAGCACGGCGGACTTCTCGCCGGAGGACATCGCGGCATTCGTGAAGACCGCCGTCAATCAGGTCGGCTACACCGCCGCATACCAGAAGCGGTTCGGCCGGGAGAACATCATCTGCGGAGATGATCTGATCGTCACGCAGCACATCGGGCGGCAGTCCCCGGACATCGCCCAGGGTGTGGATGCGGACGGCTGGGGAGATCAGGGCATCTTCTGGGGCATGGCGGTCAACTCCCCGGAAGCACAGTATATGCCGAAGGACTGGTGGCTGGCCCGTAAGATCGGCAAGCATCTCTACGATTCGCATTACGCCGGGATCGACATCAAGACGCAGGTCACGCTACGCGACGACAAGATTGACGAGATCGTGGTCGCCGTCCCGATGACGGAGAAACACTATGACTACGATGTCGCCAACATCGTCACGTTCTGCTGCGGCGGGAACCGGGACTACAAGCTCATCGTCAACGGCACGGGGCGGTATCTGAAGCATGGTCCGGTCGGCGACTGCGGCACGACCGGCCGCAAGCTGGCGGTGGACTTCTACGGCGGGAATTGCCGCATCGGAGGCGGCTCGCCGTGGACGAAGGACGGAACGAAGGCGGACCTGTCGCTGAATCTGCTGGCGAGGGCGAAGGCGCTCTCCTACATCGAGCATCACCCGGACTGCCCGGAGGTGTTCTGCTCGATCTCCTGCCGCATCGGGAGTCCGCTGATTCTTGTGGTGTTCACCGACCGGCAGGGAAATGAACTGCTCTCCTATCGTGATTCGGTCAAGCCCGGAGAACTCATCCGGGAGTTCCGGCTCGACCGGCCGCGCTTCGCCGAGATGTGCAGGGACGGGCTGTTCACATGATTACGGCATTCACCTGGGCGATAACTGTCCTGAGCCTCACCGGAACGGCGCTGAATGTCCGGAAGAACATCTGGTGCTTCTATCTCTGGGCGGTGGGGAACATCGCGTGGCTGGGGTTCGACCTCTGGTCCGGACTCTACAGCCGCGCGGTGCTGGATGCCGTTCATCTGGCGTTCGCGGTCTGGGGCGCGATAGCGTGGAGACGAAAAAAGCCCCTCGATTTGAGGGGCTGACGATGGAGGGCTTCGGAACCGCTTACCGCTTCTTGGTGTGTTCGAAGGAACCCTTGCGGGTCGCGCTCTTTCTGAAGCGCGGCTCCTCGGTGGTCTTGATCTCCCTGAAGATGCCGCTGTAAAGCGTCTGCTCCGGGGTCTTCGCGCCGGTGGGCGTCCAGAGCCCCATCTCCACCGCCTTGGCGATGATCTCCTTGCAGTTCATCGGGGTGCGGCAGGTGGCGAGCACCTGCGCGGCGGCGTTGAGGAGCGAGAGCTTCTTTTCCGGGCGCGGGCCGCTTCCGGACTCGGGGGCGGGGTTGACCGCATTGTCTTCCTCCTCGGTTTCCGGTTCGGCGGGGGCGGCGGTTTCGGGTTCGGCTTCCTCGGCCGGTTCCGTGACGATCCGCTCGATGCGGCGGACCTCGAACTCCCGCCCGGTGGTCTGGCTCTTGACCTTCCACCCGTTTGCGGTGATCTCGGTCACGGTGACTTCGACCTCGTTGCGTCCGATTTTGACGATGGCGATGGTTCCGACGGTGATGGTGCTTTCGATGCTCATGTTCTGCCTCCTATGCAGGTTGTTGGTGTTGAGCGTTTTTCGCTTGACTGCGCATATATAACCATGCCTTTCCGACTATATCCAGTCGGATATCGAAAATATAGGAAAAATAAATGGATAATTCCTTAAAACTCACTGCATTACAGACGGAGATGCTCATAAATCTTCTCAAAGGGGCGGGCTCGCGGCTGATTTCCGCGGAGCTCCTGGCGGCGGACTTCGAAGCCGGAGCGCCCCGAAACGAAGACGGCACGATCAATCTGATCGAGTTCGCCGCCTGGATTGTGAAAGGAGACGAGGCAAATGCCAATCAGTCCGAATAACATGAGAGTGGTGGATGTCGCCCGGCTGCTGAACTCCACCTCGCAGGGCTTCGTTCTGGCGCAGGCCCGGCTCTACCGGGACTTCAACCGGGTCGGCTTCCGGATCGCGGCGGCCGAGAACACCAGGAATATCAATCTCCTTAAATATATAGCATGGGCGTATGACCAGAAGCACACGCCGAGGGAGGAGACCGGACCGCGTTCATACGAAGACCGCAGGAATGCGGAACGGGCGCGGCAGGCGGAGCAGTCTCTCGCCGGACGCGACATCGGAGATCTGCCCCAGGTGGTGAACCCGGAGCGGAAGAAGGAGTGCGAACGGAATTTCCAGCTCTTCTGCGAGAGCTACTTCCCGGAGACCTATTCTCTGGAATGGTCGCCGGACCACCTGAAGGTCATCGAGAAGATCGAGACGGCGGTTCTGTCGGGCGGTCTGTTCGCCCTGGCGATGCCGCGCGGTTCGGGTAAATCGACGCTCGCCGAAACCGCCGCCATCTGGTCGATGGTTTACGGTCACCGGGAGTTCGTCACTCTCATCGGGGCGACGGAGTCCGCCGCGCTGGAGATGCTCGACAGCATCAAGACCGAGCTGGAGGTGAACGAGAACCTCGCCGCGGACTTCCCCGAAGTGTGCTACCCCATCGAGCAGCTGGACGGGATCGCCAACAGGTGCGCCGGTCAGCTGTATCACGGTGAGCGCACTCGAATCACCTGGACCAGCAACGAGATCGTGCTGCCGACCATCAAGGACAGCAAGGCATCCGGCATCATCGTCCGGGTAGCGGGAATAACCGGACGGGTGCGAGGCATGAAATACAAACGCGCGGACGGGCGGAGTGTGCGTCCATCACTCGTGATCATCGACGATCCGCAGACATCCGAGTCGGCCGGTTCGCTGGAACAGACCCGGAAGCGTGTGCGTGTCCTCGCCGGAGATATTTTGGGATTGGCCGGACCAGGGCAGAAAATCTCAGGAATCATGCCTTGCACGATCATCCGTCCGGGAGATATGGCGGACATTATCCTGAACAGGAACACACATCCGGACTGGAACGGCGAGCGCACGAAGATGGTATATAAGTTCCCGAAGAACATGAAGCTCTGGGAGGAATATGGAGACATTCGCTCGGAGGCGCTTCGGACGGACGGAAACTTCGCCGCCGCCACCGAATTCTACCGGGCGCACCGTGCCGAGATGGACGAGGGCGCGGTCGTGAGCTGGGATGCCCGTTACAACCACGACGAGATTTCGGCGCTTCAACACGCCATGAATTTGAAGCTGCAGGACGAGACGGCGTTTCAGGCGGAGTATCAGAACGACCCTCTGCCGGAGGACACCGAGGATGACGGCATCCTCTCCGTGGACGAAATCGCCGGGAAAGTCAACGGTCTGGCGCACGAGAAAGTGCCGATTGCCTGCGACAAGCTCACGATGTTCATCGATGTGCAGAAGGCTCTGCTGTTTTATGTGGTGGTGGCGTGGTCGGATGATTTCACCGGCGCGGTGATCGATTACGGGGCTTGGCCCGACCAGCACCGCCGTCAGTTCTCCCTGGCGGACGCGAACCCGACCATCCAGACCAAGTTCCCGAAGGCGGGCTTCGAAGGGGCGCTGTACGCCGCCCTGGACGCGCTGACCAAGGATTACCTCGGCCGGGAATGGGAGCGCGAGGATGGGGCGGTTCTCAAAATTGAGAAGGCGTTGATCGACGCGAACTGGGGGCAGTCCACTGACATCATCTATCAGTTCTGCCGACAGAATGTTCACGCCGGGGTGCTGCTGCCATCGCACGGACGGTATGTCGGCGCGAGTTCCAAGCCCATGACGGAATACCGCAAGCAGCCCGGCGACCGGCTGGGACTGAACTGGATGATGCCCAACGTGGCGGGCAAGCGGGCGATCCGGCACGTCATCTACGATTCCAACTACTGGAAAAGTTTTATTCACGCCCGGCTCGCGGTCTCGCTCGGCGACAAGGGGAGCCTCTCGCTCTACGGCAGGATTCCCGGCATTCACCAGCTGTTTGCGGAACACCTTACCGCCGAATACCGGGTGAAGACTCAGGGGCGCGGCCGCTGGGTCGATGAATGGAAACTGAAGCCGGAACGCAGCGACAACCACTGGCTGGACTGCACGGCCGGGTGCGCGGTCTGTGCTTCCATGCTGGGCGCGACGCTCCCGGAACTCGGCGCTGTCCGACCCGCGCCCAGACCGAAAATCAAACTTTCCGACCGGGTCAGCGGCGCTCCCGCGCAGGAGAGCGTCCCGCATACCGGCAGGATCAAACTTTCCGAACTCAGAAAGGTGAAAAATGGATAACGAGATCATCAGACGGATCGCGGCGATTCTGGCCGCCGCGATTATGCGAAAAAAGTTGCAGAATTGAGCTCAGAATGAGTTGCTATCCCGCTCGACGAGAGCTTATATATAGCACGAAATTCTGAGCAGGAGATTTTTATGGCGAAAGCGACTCAAATAAAAAACAATATCCGCGTGGAACTCGCCCGGCTTCAGGTCATGGAGCTGGACGAGCTGCGGACCAAATGGCGCGAACTGTACGGCAAGGAGCCGCCCGACTGCGGGAAGGTATTCTTCCGCCGACAGCTTGCATTCCGGATTCAGGAACTGCAATACGGCGGCATCAGTGAATCGGCGCAGACGGCGCTGACCGAGATCGGCAACACGCCGAAGCCGCGCAAAAACGCGGGCGGCATCCTCCCCGGAACCCGCTTCGAACGGAACTGGAAGGGCAAGGTCTGCGTGGTCGTGGCGACTGCGGACGGCTTTGAATACAACGGACAAACATACAAATCCCTTTCCGGGGCGGCCTTCGCCATCACGGGGACGCAGTGGAACGGGAAGAAATTTTTCGGAGTGAAATAATGGAAGAAATAGTCAGATGTGCCTGCTATACAAGGAAATCGGTTGAAGACGCCACGTTGGACCGCGACTTTAATTCGTTGACTTCGCAGCGTGAAGCCTGCGAAAACTACATCGCCAGTCAGAAAAGCAAGGGCTGGGTCTGTCTGCCGGAGCATTATGACGACGGCGGGTACTCCGGCGGCAATATGAATCGCCCGGCGATGACCCGGCTGAAAGAGGACATCAAGGCCGGGAAAATCGACATGGTAATTTGTTTCAAGCTCGACAGATTGAGCAGGTCAATTCTTGATTTCGCCGAGTTGCAGAAGTTCTTCGAGGAGAACAATGTACACTTTGTCAGCGTCACGCAGGACATCGACACTTCCACCAGTTCCGGACGGATGCTTTTGAATATCCTGATTACATTCGCGGTGTTCGAACGGGACCTGATTATCGACCGCGTAAAAACGGCCATAGAGGGCGGGAAAAAACGCGGAAAATTCTGCGGCGGCGTCCCGATGCTGGGCTATCGTTCCGACCCGTTTACCAAGAAACTTCTCATCGACGAGGAAGAAGCGAAAACGGTTCGGCTGATCTTCGAGAAATACATGGCACTGGAGTCCATTCAGGCGACGGTCGCGGAGATCAACCGGCTGGGCCTGAAAACCCGCGAATGGGTGTCGGTCAGCACCGGCAAGAAGCATATGGCGAAACCGTGGAACACCTCCTCCATCCACCGGATTCTCACCAGCCCGATTTATGCCGGGTATGTATCGCATTACGATACCAACTATGAGGGCGAGCACGAGCCGATCATTCCCCGGCCGCAATGGGAGAAGGTTCAGCAGATGCTCACCGGAAACAGTCCGGTGAAGCGCGGACAGAAGCGCCAGCGGAACAGTCATCCGTTCTCCGGGCTGGTCCGGTGCGGACACTGCGGCTGCGCGCTGACCCCGACTTTCACGAGCAAGAGGGGAAAGAAATACTGCTACTACACCTGCTCGGCTCTCAACAAGAACGCGGCCCACGAATGCACGGTAAAACGGATTCCGGCCGGGGATTTGGAACAGACCGTGATCTCCCAGCTCGTCGGTCTGTTCCGGGCTCCGGCGATCCTGCGGGAAACCTTGAAAGCCGTCCGGCAGAAAGAGGAACTTCTGCTGCAGAACAGCGAGCGCGACTGCGAGATGCTGCAGGCGCACCTGACCGAACTGAAACAGCGGGCGCTGAAAGAGGAAATCGACTACGACGAGGTCAAGAAGGCCGCGACCCTTCTGGCCGAAGCGAAGCGTAAACGCTCGCTTCTGCGCGAACCCACCACCGAGGACGAGATCATCGCCGCGCTGGGCGATGCGGCGGGGTTGTGGGAATTCATGTTCCCCGGAGCGCGGCAGGAGCTCATCCAGCTGGTGGTCGGGGAAATCGTGGTCTTCCCTGAGCGGATCAGTTTCGTTTTGAAAGTGGACGGCCTGAAAGACCTGGCTTCCGAGATGGCGATCGGCGGCTACTTCAACCAGCCCCACGGCAATCCCGCCGAGATCCCGGAGAGTCGGCAGGATATTTTGGACGACGGTTCCATCCGGATCACCATGAAGCTGGAACTGAAACGGATCGAGGGGCATCGCCGGGTGGTGATCCCGGCCCCCGGTGCGGAACGGCTGAAGCAGACCTCGCTCCTCCGGGCGATCAACAACGCCCGGAAATGGATGGACATGCTGATCAATGGCGAGGCACAGAACGTGACCGATTTGTCAAAGCAGCTCGGTCTGAAAACCGGCTACGTCACCCGCATCCTTTCCCTGAACAGCCTTGCCCCGGACATCGTCGAGGCGATCCTCGCGGGGATCGAACCCGATGGGCTGTCCATCGCAAAGCTCACCGAGCAGCCGATCCCGGAGGACTGGAACGAGCAGCGGCGGCTTTACGGCTTCCCAGAACGGTGATAGGGGGAACCGTTTGGCGGCAGGAGAAATCCTGCCGCCTTTTTGCGTTTCTGGGGCCCTGTGGCGCGGGTTTGCGGCAGGGCCGGGAACAGGGCGGGAGGTGGGCCGGAGCGCGACGAACGAGGCGTGTCTGCGCAATTCAGGGCGTCCCCGTGTAATCTACTGCGGCGCAAAGGGAAAAAGTTGAATAAAAATCCATACAGAATGCATAATTTGCCTTGAAATTTTATGGTTTAAGATGTAAATTAGAGGTGCTGTGTTGTACCCTGCTTGTTTTGGAGATTTTCGTCTTTTTTTGCCATTTTTCGGAACAAAGTGTAAGAAAATCGAAAAAGCAGGTAGTCAGAACATAGGACGGATGAGGAGAAAACGAAATGAGCGAATACGGGTTATTTGACTTTTTCGCCTCTTCTGCACTTTGTGAAAAATTGAAC